GATAGGTATTACCGTAATAAGTCGATGTTATTTGAGATCCACTATTAAATATAATAGACCCTGTTATTGTTTGATTCCCTCTAAAAGTACTTGGCCCTATTACCTCTAAAGAACCTGTTATTTGAGCTGATCCTGTATATGGGAAAGGTGATACATATCCTGATAAATAAGATGCTGTTAAAGCATTTATTGCCCAAGAAGCTGTTCCAAATAAAGAACCTGTTATTCCTTAGTAACTGTTAGTGATCCGGTTATAATTGCTGAGCCTGATATGTCTAGTTTTGCATTTGGGGTTGTTGTTCCAATACCTACGTTACCTTTTAAAGCTGTAGTTATAATTGAATCATTTCCTAATGTTACTGTATTTGAACCTATACCACTTGCTTCATGTCCAATAACAATTTGGTTTGTTTGTGCATCTGCAAGAGGTATTGCAAAGTTTCCTACAAACACAGAATTTTCAGTATTTGTTACGTTTGCACTTAATGAGGTTTGTCTACCGGCGCTATGCCCTAAAGCTACGTTGTAACTTCCTGTTAAATTTGTGTATAAAGCAAATGTTCCTAAACCTACATTATAGTTCCCTAAAGTATTGGCTCTTGACACCTCTAGGCCTATTGCAGTATTATAACTTCCTGAGGTGTTTAAGAATAAGGTTTCAGCACCGAATGCAGTATTTCTTGTACCTGCAGTATTTGAGTAAAGTGTAGAGGTTCCTACTGCAGTATTATAACTTCCCACTGCATTATTATATAGAGATAAACTTCCTATAGCTATATTGTAAGATCCTCCTGCATTTTTAAACAGAGGTCCTAAGCCTATTCCTATGTTTCTATCACCTGAAAAAGGTATAGCAGTAGAACCTTGCATAGCTTGGTATCCTATACCTACGTTATATGATCCTGATTGTTGATTGGATAGTGCAAAGTATCCTAAAGCTACTGAACCCGTTACACCACTTCCTGAGGTGTTATTCATAGCAGCGTATCCTATAGCTGTATTAATTCTAGTTTGAGTTGCTCTTCTTAAGGCATAAGGTCCTATTGCTGTGGATGCTCCTGCTCCTGAAGATGCTGGATCTAAGCTCTCTAATGCATTCTTCCCAAATGCTTCGTTGTCTAATAGTGGGTTAAAACCAGGGTTACTGATATTTCCGTTATCGTAAACTCTAAAACTACCTGTTCCTAAGGCATTAGATGTTAAAAACGATAAACTACCTGAAGTGTTACCACTTCCTAGTATTTGAAGTTTTGCACTTGGAGCTGTTGTTCCTATACCTACACTAGTTCCATTATCATAAATGGTTGAATTTCCTAATGTGTTATCTCCTGTAAATTTAGAAACATAGTTTGTAGTTCCTAGTATGTTTGTTGAGTATGAGCTTGTTAATGCATAAGAAGCACTTAATGCTTGAGTAGCATATGACCCTGTGCCATTAAAAGAACCAGAAAAGGATCCTGTAAAAGATCCTGTCAGATTAACCTTTATTTGCTTTCCTTGTATTAAGTTTAGGTTCTGTGCCATATTTCCTAGCTAAATTTTCCTACTATTATTATTTGATCTGAACTATCAAGAGTAAATCCTAAATCATTAAACGTAGTCGTTATGTTTGCTCCTGATTGAATTGTTGTTCTATTTTCCTTAGGTATTAATATACCGTTTATATACACTTGGAAGTCTCCTTCATCCAGGGCTGGGAATCCAGTTGGTGGAGATGGTATTGTATGGGTGTTAAATGTAGCAACTAATCCTACTATTGAATCTGCTAATGCTGTGTTCGACATTCCTACGTATGCTATTTCTGCTGCTGTCATTCCTGCTGTTCCTGTTCCACCTGATCCTCCACTATTTACTCCTGTAAGAGCTGTATCAAAGAAACGAGTTGGTGCTGCTTTGGCCGGTGTACCTGCTTTAGCGTTTAACATCTCAGAAGATCCTGCCATTTCTATTCCAAACTTTACTGCTGCTTTTGAAAAGAATTTATTTGGATTACCAACTGATGTATTGATTCCATCCGATACAATATATCCTGCCATTTTAATTTGAAAAGTCGTCTTAACTGTACGATCTCCTCCATCTATAAGCTCAGTTGTTGTATTATAGTTATCAATTGAAGCTCTAAACTTAAACCTTTCTGGATCTCCCCAATAAGAATCTGATGCAAAGTTTACAGATTCGACAATTTTATTCATTTGTTCTACATATTCTGTAAAAATAACACACGTATAAACTATGTTTATGTAATCTGGCATGATTACTCCGTAGTATTCTTTGACTGGAATTCTGTTGTTTAAAGTAGAAAAGTGGTCATATACGTTTTTTTGTGAGTATTTTTTTTGAAAAACTCCAAAATGTACTGGATTATTTGCATCCATTTTATTACCTAGAGTTCTGTCTTTTTCTATAGAATCTCTCTTAACCATAATTAACGGAGTCTGAATTTTGCCGTTGTTATCTCGGTAAAATCCATCCTTTTGCATTGCTGCCCATCTTTCAGGTGATCCATAAAGAACTGGTACGTTTATTTTTTACTGTTTTGTATTACTGAAGGTCTGATTACGTTATTAAAGTAGTAGAAGATTGATTCATCTACGTCTTTTAACCCTACTTGAAACTGTTTTACGTCGTCTCCCTTTAGTGATTTTTGATTCTCTCTTCGTTTATTAGCAGGTACAGGTCCTTTACCTTGATTCAAATAAGGTGTGATTGTCTCTTGGGACAACTCAACTTGTGATTTCGGTATAGGTTTTCTTGTTAATGCCATTAAATTCTTTGTTTAAGTATTCCTACTTTATCTGCTCTTGTTAAGTGACAAATACAGATAATAGATAATGTTCCTCCAAAATCTGGTCCGTAATTGGTCATAGCATAATGCTCATCTTTACCTAAGAATAGCTGGTTCTCTGTAGTGTTATCTACTTCGTAGTAATCTTCATTCCACTGTACAATATCACCTACCTCAGGGAAAGTATTTGTGTCTACTAGATCCTGTCTTAAAAATTTAAAACTTACAGATCTTATTGAATCTGGACCGAAATCATCTACTGTTGTTTGTTGATCTCCTCTATCTATAAGACAGTTTAACTTTACTGCTGACCAGTATACTTTTTCTTGAGCTTCTCCGTAAATGTTTGTTTGAGTTTGTTCCAAAGACATTTTATAAAAAAGAACTTCCTGCTCTATTACGTCAGAAAGTAATTCTCTATTTATTCCTACTAGGAGTTTAAAATCATTTTGGCTTCCAAATATCATTAATCTATTTTTTCAATTGATTTTAAAGAAAGCTCTACTTTCTTAATATTAGGTACTAATTTAAAAGTATCTTTTTTTAATTTCTCAAATACAACTGTACCTGGCTTTGCTGTTAATATTTTTACTTTTAGTATAACTACATTTGTATCTTCATTTGAATCAATTGCAGTCACTCTTGTAACACCTAGCATAGCTCTTACGAAATCGGCTACTTCTGAAGCTGTGATTTCTTCTGTATGCCCTACCCGTACCAGTCCCTGGTACATTGAAAAAGTTACTTCATTAATTAAATTTTTTATTTTCATTATCCTACAAATATTACCATTGGAACTTGTTTTAAAGTATCTTGCAAAAATCCAGCCTCTTGAGATTTTCTTTCCAATTGACTTACCTTTGATGTTTTTTCTAATACATCTCTTAAATTAGTAATTAATGCTTCTTTCTCCGATCTAGCATCTGCTAATAAGTCTGCTTGATTTAATGTAGCTTCTGAACCTGGTACCGGTACTGTTGTATACTTACCTCTTACATAAGCTAAAAGTTCTTTCGAAAGAGCAAGTGCGTACTTGTATATCCACTGTCTTCCTGTAGCGTTTATATTTGCATAAGTTGGATTTTCGTACGGTACATTTGAGATATTTGAAATTGCTGATGATCCTCCTGCTGTATTTGCTGAATCGTCTAATAGTTGTTTGTCTGTTAGCTTATAGTATTCAAACCAGATTAACCCAGTTGTCTTAGGTGTTGGAAACAATCTTAATTTATTATCATGAATTTCAAAAGAATATGCTGACTTTCTTACTTGGTCGTTAAATTCAATTGCTTGTACTTTTAATAAGTCGTAAGAAATTGGCATTAATAAAAAGTTTACCCCTGGTGAGAATGATCCAAAATCAAATGCATCCATTAAAGATTGAATACCTGTACCTGTTCCTGCATATGGGTCAAAGTATCTCATAATAGCCGGAGGTGCTTCGTAGTATACTTTTCTTATTTCTATACCTCCTGTTATTCCTTGATCTATTGCCCACTGTTTTAAATCATACTCTTGCAAACTTGAAGTAACCATTATAGACCCTTTGTTAAGAGTTACATTTCCTCCTACACCGGCTTCTGTTCCGTATGCTGATGTTATCCTGATAATATTTTGAAGGCTTGGTGTGGATACTGTACTGTTTAACGCATTGGCTGTACTACCTCCTTCTAATGAAATATAATTTTGAACTGCTAGTGCTTGGTAGACTTCATTCCCATAAGTAGTAACTGCTTCTTCAAAGCAAGCAAAAAACGATCCTGAGTTTAATTCAACATCCATTAACGGATATCCTAGACGTATAGCGCAGAAATTAGCTACTTTTGGTGCTTCTTCTTGAAAATCTAAATCATCATCATAGAATCCAAACGGGGTTGATTGCCCTGCTGTGAATGTTGCTGTTCCATTCCATATTTGTATATTAGCCATCTAGTACTCTTTTATGTAGTTGCTATTAAATACTCTATTTTTGCACTTGAGCCAGAAGGTTCTACTTTTATTGATCGTATAGTATCGTATGCAAAATTTGTTAAACTTCCTGTCATAAGTCCTGTGCTAAGAAAAAATGTTCCTCCACCGCTTATAAGCAAGTTTGCAGTACTTCTAGATGAAGATATCTGCAGATTTACATTTGAACCTGTAGTCATATTTGTAATTCTAATATACTTTGTGCTACTAGATACAAAAGCTCCTGCACCTGGTAAATTAGAAAGGCTAAATAATTCTGTAGTACTTCCTGTAGGTACATTTACTATTCTCTCATCTACATATTCTATATTAGGTATAGTAAATGAATAAGAAGTACCTCTTTCTTTACCCTCAATTTTAACTCTTTCTTTTATATAGTATGTAAAATCTGCCATTTGAATTAGTTTTATTTATAAATAGCAGTTTTTTATCAATCTCTAAAGTCCTGGTATACTTTTAAAATAGGGGATACAATATCGTGTCTGTGGTTAGCTTTTAATGCAAATATCCTAAATCCTTTTACTTGCTCCTCAACTCTTGTAAGAAAAGAAAACCCTGTTTCTTTTTTTACTTTTAAATCTATTTGAGCCAAATCCCCGCATATTACCATTTTAGATCCTCTTCCTAGTCTTCCCAGTACTGTCTCCATTTGATCTTGAGTTACGTTTTGTGCCTCATCCACAATTACAAAAGAGTTAACAAACGTTCTACCTCTCATAAATGCAAAAGGAACTATTTCAATATTACCATGCTCTAATTCTTTATCTACTTTTTCTTTACCATAAAGCATATATAAGTTATGATAGATTGGTGCTAACCAAGGGTCCATCTTTTCCTTTAAATCGCCCGGTAGGAAGCCTAGTTCTTCTTTAGCTACGGTAGGCCTTGTGATAACAATCTTCTCTACTTCTTTACAGAATAACATATCAAGGGCAGCTTGTACTGCTACTAACGTCTTTCCTGAACCTGCCATTCCTTTTAGGACGACTACTGGGTTTTCAATGATAAGTGCTTTTGCTAATTTTTGTTCTTCATTAAGTTGGAGTTGAAACTTAATTGGGTTTTTCGGTTTTCTCTTTGGAGTAAAAACCTCATCGGTGTGATGGTTAGAAGCCATAAATATAAACTGTATTTGTTTCTAATAAATATACGAAAAAAGCCTAGTGGATACTAGGCTCTTTATTATTTATTTTTATTTATTTTAAAATTTTAAGTAAAATTAACAGTAAGGGCTGATGGTACTTGTGATGCTCCGTTTACTCCAACTCCTGTATTACCTACCAGTGTTATATTGTATGGTGTAGTTTTCTCTATTCGGTAAACATTTCCGTTTGAATTCATAGCGTATATGTTACTGTTTTCGATATAAAGTCCATATGGGTTATTAACTGTACCGCCAATGTTAATATCAACCTCTACAGTTCCAGTAGGGTAGCTAAATTGGGTCGCGTACGTAACGCCAAGTGCAGTATTTGTAGTAATTACCTTGTTGGTTGTTGTTAAAAGTAAATCACCGGCAATATACCTATTGTTCCCGCCTACTACAAGGTCAAATTTATAAGTAGAAGTTGCAGGATTATTTGTTATATCTAATGTTACTACAGTGTTTGGAGTAACATCTACATTAGTTGTAATTAAAGTTGTATCATTAATAGCACCTAACCCTGCTCCTATGGTATGTGGTGTATTTATTAATCTACTAAATGTAGCAGTGAACGGACTTAGTGTTATATTCCACTCTGAAATTACAGCACCTGCATTTGTCCATAATTTAGTCTGTGTATGGGCTATGTCTGCCGTATAGATGTAGGTTGAATTTGGTATACTTAACTGTGTGGATGTATTAGCGCTTGTATTGTATGTGAAGATACGTTTATCACTAGTATTAAATAGGACTGAGGCTTCTACTAGATCTGGTCCTGCTGTAAGTGATCGTCCTTTATTTTGATGAATAATCCAATCGTTTAACTCTGTTAAATACTTATAATAATGCTCCATTTGCTGGTTTTCGTTTAGATTTCTCATTGAATCTAAAGTTCTAAACTGCTGCCAAGTTAATTCTCCTGTACTCATACCTTTTATTTTATATAAATATAGGAACTTTTTTTATAAAAAAAAAGAGAGCTAAAAGCTCTCTTTAATTTTCTATTCTAAGTCAGATTACACTGTTGTTAAGTCTGAGATAAAGATTTTACCATAGAATTCTGGTCTGATCATTTTCTTAGCATAACGAGTCATGATACCTTTTCTTGGAGTGAAGGTAGCTGGATCGTATACTAATGGAGTCATGATTAATGGAATGTATGGAGCATAAACTGCACCTGTTTCCAAGAATTGAGATCCTCTGTATCCTAACAATACAACGTTTTCAGTCATGTAAGGGTTTTTATAAACTCTGAAACGAGAATTTAAATTTCCTACTTTTTGAACTCCCATTGCAAAGTCTAGTTTATCACCGTTTGTTTCTGCTGCATATCCAGGAATTGATTCTAAGATTGTAGCTACAGAAGGAGAACATACTAAGAAGTTAGCTCCACCTCTTAAAGTTTTTTGGTGAATTTTGTTAGATACTTTTTGTACTTTAGTACCTAAAGTTCCAAACCATTGACCTTGAGTGTTGTAGTAAGCTGATGCTGTAGTAGACCAGTTAGTACCTGTCCAAGTTTTGTTGTTAGCTGCTGACCATCTTTCAGTTGTAGCTGCATCTTGAATCAACATATCCATTAACTCTAAGTCAATCTCCATAGAGATGTACTCTGATAATAATGAAGTTAATTCTGCTTCAGCGTCAATTGAGTGGTAAGCATTCAAATCTTGTGCGAACTCTGGAGTCCATTGTGCTTTTAATTTTCTTGTTTTAGCAACGATTGCTTCAGAAGCAAGAGTAACGTTAATTTCTGGGATAGAAATTGGAGAGTTAGTTGTGTTGTCCTCGAAGTCACCTCTTGAGTTATCAGCTGGTTGTTTTTGGTATTTAACTTGTGCTGTGAATGAACCAGTTGTTACTGCTGAGATACCGTTAGTTGTATCACCAGCTTTTGCTACTACGAATACAACGTAAGCACCTGCTGCAGATTGAGATACGAATGTAAATTCTGGGTTAGTTGTTACGTTTATAGAAGCTGATTGTAATCTGAATGCTCTTACACCTTCCAAGTCTGCTCCTGATAAAGAAGAAGTTTGAACTGCCATAGTAAAGTAGTTAGCTAAAGCAAGATCTTGGTTATATCCAATTGAAGCAGATACTGCTGATCCTGAAGTAGTTAATACACCTGCATAAGAAGCAGAGTTAATTGAGTATCCAAATTGACCTGCACCGTATAAACCTCCGTTTACATCTTCGTCTACTGACATTTTATTGTTAGCGTCAGATAGGTTACCGTATAAACTATCGTTTAAAGTTCTACCGTTTGTAGAAGTACCGTATTTAAAGTCTAAGTAAAATACAAGACCTGAAGGTAAGTTCATTGGTTGTACAGAAACGAAGTCTTTAGCAGCGATTTGAGCGAATACTTTACGTACTAATGGTAAAGCTACTCCAGCCCATTGCTCAGCACCTGTTCCACCTGCACCGTTTGTTGTTCCAATTGCTCCAGTACCTGTTTGAGAAGCCTCAGATACGATTTGTTTTGCTTGATTCTCAAGAATCATAGCCATGTTGTTTCTTTCGATTTCGTTAGAAATACCTTCTAACAAACCTGATTTGGCCCATTTACCAGACAAACGAGCAGCATCTGCTTGTAAAGTCTTGTAATTGCTAGCCCCTTCGAATAATTGATTTAATTCCATTGTGGTTTTTGTTTTTTTATTTTCTATTATTTAATGATTCCTGCTAACTTCTGCCATCTAGATACTTGCTCAGATACTTCTGATAGGATTTCTTTTGGTGCAGTTGTTTGTGCGTTACCTGTTGCTTTAGAAGCAAAAGATCTGTGCTCTTTGATTGCAGCTGGTTTAGCAACTACATTTTTAGAAACTGTTTCGAAAACTAATTTTACTTCTTTAACTGTTTCTGCTTTGTCAAAAGCTGCGATAACGTTTACTTTTTGACCTTCAGATAAGTTGTTTGCTTTAAATACTTTATTTACATAAAGTAATTTTGCATTTATAAGGTTAACTTCTTGAAGTTGGTTTCTTAAAATTTTAACTGCTTTTAAAGCTTCGTTTAATTCCTCAGACTCTTCAGATACGTTTCTTGCTCCTGCTGCGGCATTACCAATATCGGTTAATTTATCTCCGATTTTTTTTCCTGCTGCACCGAAAGCACCGTCTTTAGCCATTTGGTGTACTTTAGCCATAATTGCTGATAATCCGAAAATTCCAGCTGAACCTAAAGCTCCAACAACTAATTGTGCGGTGTTGTTGTTTAAGAATGGGAAAGCATCAATAAGTTGGTAGATAATATCGATGTTTTCATCCATATTGTCAACTTCTTCATTTACTGCTTCAACTCCTTCTCTGTTTTGGGTAACTCTGGCTGCTGTTCCTCCGGCTTTTTGTAGTTTTTCAGCAAAAGATTTAGCTCCACTTCCAAATTTTCCAGCTAGAGCCATATCCATTACTTTAGCAACAACTGCAGAAAATGCTGTAAGACCTGCTGCGCCAAATGCTCCTATAACTAGTGATGCGCTTGACATGGTTAAGAATGGGAACATTTCAACAAGCTGTTTAGCTCCTTCGATATACTCCGGTCCCATTTCGTTTAATTCACCTTCTTCCATGTACCCGTCGTTTGCACCTTTTTTGTCTAAATCTTTTGGATTTTTACTGTAAGATGTTTCATCCATACCTTCTAATTCTGCTAATAATTCGTTAATGTCGATCTCTTCAGAATCATCCATACTTGTCAAGTCGTCTCCTTCTGGAGCTTCTTCACCTGCTTCGATTTCTTCTTCGTGACCTACTTCTTGTGCAACGATGTCTTTAATAAGGTTTTTTAAATCTTCAACAGACATGTCTTCAATTTCTAATTCCTCTTCTTCTTCGTTACCTTCTTCTTCTCCTTCTTCTTCAGCAGGAGTTTCTTCTTCCTCTTCTTCGTTTAAATCTCCAATATTACCGTGCTTTGCTGGATCTTCAGAATAATCTTCTGATCCTGCTTGGTTTAATGTAGCTTCATCCATTTCATCCTCTTCCATTTCCTGTAGCTTTTGAGCTAACATTTCTTTTAGATGTGGAGTCAATGTTTCTTCTAAAGCTTCCTTAGCATTGGTAATTGCAGCTTCACGAATAGTTTTAGCTTCTGCAATTGCTTGCTTAAATAAATCTTTGTTTGACATTTTAATTTGTGTTTGTTTGTCGTACGCTTATTAAGTAGTAGCGTAATAGTGTTTTACTTTGTAGTAGATATCACATAAGGGTCGTGATATATTCTAAAATAAATATACATATATTTTCAAAACATAAAAAACCCACCTTTTTAGGGGTGGGTGTGTTGTTTTTTATATGTTCTGCTTAGATTACTTCTCCTGCAATATCCTGTAACATCTCTATAGCAGTCTCTAATGTAACCTCTATCTCGTTGAATTGATTTTCTTCTGAGGATATTTGGTTTTGTTCTTTATACTGTTCTATTATTTGCATTGCTTGTTTCATATGATTTAAAGCTTCATATGCCACTTCTTCTGCACTTTCATTTAATGGTTTAGAAGTATTTTCTTTTACTAGTTTTGTCAAGTGCTTTGCTTGCCATTGATGTATGTCAAAATTTCCCATTATGCTCTTAATATGTTGTTAATAATAGAATCTAATCTATCGTATTTTCCTACTACTTGTTTTCCTTCGTTTAATGAAATTGGATTCATAAATGCTCCTTGTGTAGAAGGATTAGAAACGAAATCCCAACATACTAATTCAAAGTCTGGTTGAACCATTAAAGTTCCTTCGTTTGTTTGTGTTACTGATCCTGTTCCTCTAGAAGAAATTCCTATTGTATGTCCTCCTTTTAGTATCTCTTTTACAATATTTCCTTAAGGTGTGTTTAACAATTCTACTTTTCCCATCAAGTCATCACCTTCCCACCATAATTCTTTTACGACGTGTGATGCATTCTTAAGAGATACAATTGCTGATTCTGGGTGATCTAATTCTCCGTAGGCATTTCCTACCTTAACAAAATTCTCTACATAGTTTTTTACTTCTTCTTCAAGAATTTCTCTTTTATAGATTCTTCCGTTTTGGTTTTTAGCTCCTGCTCTTTGCATAATACCTGTTACCTCAAATACACCTGGTTTGGTTTTTGATTCGGTAAGAAGTCCTTTGAAAGGAGTTACATTTACTAATAATGGATTGTTCATCTTTGTTATTTTAATAATTCAGATAACGATTTTTTTGTTTCCATCATATCTCGTTGTGCCTGTACCCATGCATCTGAGTTCATTGCTCTATCTGATGGTGATTCGTATCCTTGGTATGCTGGATCTCCTTCGTATTCTGTGTCAATGTCATTGTAGTCAACCTCATCCTGTTCTCTGTTATTCCAAATATGTTGAAGTTCTTCGATATCTCTTCTTAAGTCTACTCCTGGATGTTGAGCTTTTACACTTTGTAAAAAATCCCTTAATGTACCTGCTTCTTGAGCTAAAATATGAATATCACTCATTTTAGATTCGTCTAAGTCTCCATCAATAAAAGGATCTGAAAAGTTTTCATCATCGTAGTCGATTTCGTCTTGGTCTTCATATCCTCTTGGATGTGAAATATCGTCTGCTGGATCATCTCCGTACATATCGAACTCATCTTCACCGTTATAATCCTCAACATCTACTACCGTTTCTGATAATACTTTTTTGATAAGTTTTTTAAAGCCTTCTTTTAATGCAGCTTTTTTCATACCGTTAAAAGTATCAACAGTATTTTTTGCTGTTACAGGAATCATCTTATCATGAAGGTCTACTTTTGGATTAACTCCTGCTACTTGATTTGTATAGAAGATTGAATCTTTTGCTAAGTTTTTAGCTACTTTTGCTAACGCTTTTGCATACTCTTCTGCTGTCGGTGTTCCTTGTACTCCTAATCCTTCTAATTCAACTCTGATTCCTCTAAGTATTTGTTCGTATGGATATTTGTCCATATCGTTAGTTGGCTTGTATCTGTAATCGGTTAAGCTTTTATTAGTAAGTCTTGCTTCTTTTACAGTTTCTTTTAATTTTATCTCTCCTGATAAACCTTGTTCATCATTCCAGTACTTTATTACATTTGGCTCAGCGTTTGTAACTTTGTATTTAATGTCTGCACCTGCAAATCCAGCTAGTATACTTTCTTTTGTTTTGTCACCTGTCTTTGCTGCTTGTATTAGCTTTTCCATGTGAGCTTTTACTGGATTTTCTTTTTTAGTTTCTTGAATCATTCCTCTGTTCTTTAGAATCTGAACTGCATCATCGTATCCGTTAAAACGAGTTACTAAATTTGGAAGTTCTTTTCTAGCATCAGCTAAAAAATTCTCTTTAGAAAATTTTCCTTCTTGAATTCCGTTATATTTTTCTTGTAATGTTCTCATGTTATTTATTCTTTTTATCTGATGCTTTTTTAGTTTTCTTTACTAATTCGTAACCCATTTCCTCTGTATGCTTAACTGCTTCACTATTCATCATTTCTTCTTCTGATACAAAAGCATGTGGAGTGTTATAGTGAGCTTCATCTAAGTAATCAAACATCTTAGTATGAGAAGGATGTTTTGGTCTTGGTGCTGCTTTAAACCCTAGTCTTGCCGATGCTTTAGTTGCTGCATTAGTTCCTTGCCCTGGTTTAGCAAAAGCATTTGGTGTAGAATATCCTCCTACATCTCCTGATACGCTCATTTCTTCTAATACTTCGTGTATTACTTTTACTATTTCAGATCTTTTCATAAAGCTCTTAACTCGTTTACTAATTCATAGTATTGCATTAAAGAAACCAAATGATTATCATCTACCTTTTGAGTATTTCTTACAGGAATAATTGCTTTTTGAATTTCTTCTAATTTAATCTTTACTACTTTATCAGTAATGTTCTTTTTCAATTTAGAAATTTCTGTTTGCAATTTAGTCATTTCTTCGTTTACTACGTTTCTTAGTCTTGCTGAAGAGTTAACTGATACTATAAATTCTTTTAAAATGTTTTTTTGTTCTGGAAGTAGATCTTTATATTGATTGTTGAATTTTTCTAACAGTATTTTGTATGTTAAAAGTCTTAAGTCTTTATCATATTTTGAATACTCTTCAATTAAAGCGTCTTTTACTTGTCCGCTAGCTGATTTGCTTTGAGTTAAGTGTTCAAGTATTGTAGTCTTGTTGTCAACAAATACATCTAAGTCTACAAGTCCTGCTGTTGATTGTGCTTCCATTAAGCAGTATAGAGCTGCTAATGGTTTGTAAGACTCTACTTTAATAGAGAAGAACTCTTCCAAATCGTAATGATTTTTAAGCTCTTTTATTAACTCGTACTTCTGCTTTTTAAGTAAATTAAGATCTAGTTTTCTAGAAATCTCTATAATGGTGCTAAGTATTGATTCTGCTTTTTTTGGACCTACGCCTTTATTTTTTAATACAAAATCGTATAATTTAAACTCTCTTACTAGTGTTGTGTTTCCTGTATAAAATTTCCTTAGTACTGTTAGAGCCGGGGAATCTCTTTTAGATAAGGTATCCGCTGCTATTTGCTTTACTAATAGTTCAAATATTAAGCCTGTGTTTTTATACTTACTGTGTTTAATACGCATCTTAGGTATGTCTTTGTTATAAATAGTATCTAGTTATCTAAATCTTTGATATTTGCTTCATTTAAGAGATTTGATTCTTTCTCTATCTCTTCTTCAAAGATATTTTGCTTTTTAGGTACAAATAAGTTTTTATTTCTAAGAAAAACAGACATTGTATTATTTATACTTTCTTTTACATTTTCATTATAACTTGGATAACCGCCTTTCATTCCATGTACCCCTAATCTGTCTCTTCCTCCAGCTGGATCTTCCTGTGTACCTATTACTGAGAACTTCTCTCTCGGTCTTCCTATAGGTGACTTTTCATCATACCCTGCTGGTAGCTCACCTTGTTCTCTTGCTCCATATATTGAAGCTAAGTCGTGGGGTGTTCCAAAAGATTGACCTGTTGTTACTGGATCGTTTCCTTCATTTTCAATTTGTGATAATCTAAATGCTCTCTTACCGTCTTCTCTAATAAGATCTCTCATCTCGTTATAACTGTCTTCTGAGATATCAAATAATTTATCGTAAATATAATCTGAGGAGAATAGCTTAGTTGCTTGCATTTGTGTTGCTAGATCAACTTTTTCTTTCCAAAGAGCTATTTTTTCTTGTTCATAAATGATAGAAGGAGTAGTTAACTTAATCTCAAAGTTTACTAAAGACTCTTTATCAAATCCTTGAGAGTATAAGTGTACTAGTCCAATTTTTGTCAATTCACTTTCTACAATTCTCTGAAGTCTTTCTACTGTTCTAGCAAAACGTATGTCTTCTGCTGCAAGTGTTGCTTTACCTGTAAGGTCTTTTTCGTATCCAAAATATGCTTTAGGTACTTTTAAGGCAGCAAACATCTTATCTCTTAAGTATTCAATATCGTTTGTACCATCATACTCTAATCCTTTTGTTGTTTCAATTTTTGTAGAAGTATCTCCTCCACGAACTGGAAGATAGAAATCCTCCATCATGTTTTGCATGTTGAATTTTAAGTTATATTGACCTGTTTGTGGATCAACATAAGGAGTTTTCTTAATACTATTGATAGTTTTTTGCATAAACTGCTCAACTTCATTAGGTGGAATAGATCCTACGTTAATGTAGAACATTCTCTTTTCAGGAGCTCTCATGATTCTGTGAATCAACATTGCATCCTCCATTAAAGTTAACTGTTTGTAAATTTTACGAGCTGGTTCAATATATGATCTACCGTAAGGAAGGTAGTTTGTATCTGAGATTAATCTAAAATGTGCTACTTCGTAGTTGTCTAAGGTAATAGTCTCTTTGTTATTATTTGGAATGTAGTTTGGATCTGACGAAGCTGCTAATCCGTCTGGATCGATTGAGAATGTTACTTTTGTCGGATCTTGTTTATCTTCTCCTTCATGTCTTACCATATGGTAAACTGTATAAGGAAGTACATTATAAACACCAAACTTTTCTGATATCTCTAATTTTAAAAAGAAGTCCCCGTACTTGCACATATTTCTAACCCATGACCATAGGTTAAATTCGATGTTTAATACATCGTAGTATAAATTGTAAAGGACTCTTTGTATGTTTTCGTCTGTAGATTTAATTGAAAGAACCTCTCCCATTGGATTCTTTAGTGTAGATTCATCTGCTAATACATCTAAAGTTGATGCTATAATTGCATCTGTATCCATTGCTTCATAGTCCGAGTAAAGCTGTACCCTTAATGTTTGGTAATTAAGGTTCGGATTAAATATATTCTTGTTATTATATATGTATAAACGAGAAAACCTATCCAATAATGAATTGGTTTGGTATTTTCCTGTTGATTGAATGTGATTAACATCAGCAATCTTCAATTCATCTCCTCCTACATTTCTAACTAGTATATCTGTTGCAAACAGTCTCTGGAGTGAATTGAATAAATTTCTTTCTGCCATTTCTAAAATGTTTTATTTATAAATAGTAACTTATCCTAATAGCCAGGTAAGGTCTTCTTGACCATTAGGCGTTTCCATAAGATAAGGATTATTTTGCATTGGAGCAACGTTATATACACCTTGAGTTCTTTGATTAAGACTTACAAAAGAGTTCATTGTAGCCCTAGAAAGGTCCATTCCTTGCTGTCTCATACGGATGGCTGTATCTCTAACGTATAAAGCTGTAGCAAAAGCCATAATTAAATCGTCGTTATAACCTGATTGTGCCTGTGCCTTACCGTTTCTCCATATGAATACTCTCATTTCGGCTAACAATCGCTTAGACTGCACTATAACCGATCTTTCCCGTATGTATTCAGTCATTTTGGCAATGACTAAAGGCCTTGTTTTTAGAGACATTGTAAATCCTGGTACTAGTTTATCTCTTTCATACTTGGCCATATATGATTCAACTGTTTCATTATCTGATCTAGATGAATAGTACAGGTTTTTATACTCTCTGGATATTACTTGCTCAATGGTTGACCATCCTATATTAGCATTTTCTATTACAAGTAATGCATCACAGTACTCTGTTGCTATTCCTACCAGTACGTTTCCGTATTCTTTAGGAGATATCTTACCTTTATATTCGGCAACTTGTGTACAACTCTCTATATCAAAGACATGGAAGCCGGAGTAATCGGTAGAATCTCCTCTAGCGACATCGGCAACAACCATATAAGACTTTTGATAGTCAGGTGATTCCCATATCCAAAGATTTCCATCTACACCTCTTTTTTCCATTGGTTCTTTTACATATGTTTCTTCATAGAAGGCCATATTCTCAACCTCAATTACTGAATCTCCAGATGATAGGAAGTCACAATCACACTCTTGAGCGGCTTGTTTCTCTCCTAACTGTCTTGTTTGTTCATCTCTCCAGTCTTGCTTTCTTTCTGGATGTACATCCCATTTTAATTTAACAGGTACAAATCCATTCTCTCCTGCTTCAGCTTTTTCCCATGTTTTATGGAACCAGTTTCCTACACCATTTGGAGTAGAAAGGGCCATACACTGTCCACCTGTTGCTAAGGTTTGTTGTGCTGCAGTAAATGTTTCTTCAATATTATCAATGAAGGCTGCCTCATCTATTAACAGTAGTGATACCGCTTCCGAACGAGCTGCATCTGCATTAGAAGATTTAGCTGTTATTTTAGAACCGTTTTTAAGTCTAAGAGATAGTTTATTCTTTTCTGTAAAAGGAAGTTGTAACCATTTTGGTAGATTCTCATACATGAAAATCGTTTTAGTTACAAGGTTTCTAGCTGTTGCTTGAGTAATTGCAAGTGCTAGTACGTTTTTATCTTTATGAAAGATCATTAACCATAGAGCATATGCTGAGGCTAATGTGGAGATTCCTAACTGTCTTGATTTGAGAGTTACTATAAACTTTTCGTCTCTAAATAAGTGAAGTACTCCTTCCTGGAATGGATAGAGGTTAAATAAAATCCTACCTCTTGTTGGATGTTGAATATAGCAATACTTCTTCATAAAGTAAGCCGGATCTTTTGCACACTTAATGTACTCTTGCGCAACTATTTGTTTTATATCTTGTTGTGACATATTATATACTTATATATTATAAATATGTAGATATAAAAAAACCCACCTTTATGGGGTGGGTTAGTTGCTCTTTGTATTAGAATCTTTCTCGTCTACCTTGAATCTTTTCTTCTAGCATATCTAACAATGTTACTGTAAATTGGAATGTTCCTTCCATCTCACGGTCCATTAAGGTACCTGCCGTTACTACATCATGTAATAAATTTAATGCGTTTCTAGCGTCTACTATTGCTTCTGTATATTTTCTTGGAATATCCATAGCTTGCATTCTTTCTTCTTTCAGTAATCTTGAATTAGCAGTGATTTTATTTTCTGCTAAGAATTTTCTTAGGTCGAAAGCTCCTTCCTGTAAAGCTTCTACTTTTTCTGCTTTTGCAGCTGAAGCTGGTTTGTTGTTTTTGTTAAATTTCTTATCGAATGCTGCTTTTAACTTTTCTGCTGCTTTTTCTAACTTTGCAGCATCTGTTGCTAATTGCTTTAAGTCTTTTGGACTAATGTGTGCAGCATGTTCACTTTCTTCCATTCTCTTTGCTTTCATTCTTAGAGCTTCAGCAATCTTTTTCATTTGCTCCATTTTATGCTTTTCTGCTACCTCGTTGGTTCCGTGGTCGATGCTTTTCATTAATTCATCGATTGAGTTGTATTCAGGTATTACAGTTTCGTCAGCCATTTCATCTTCTACAACCATTTGAGAGGCTGGATCTGGTAATGGTTTTCCTGTTAGTGCATTAGTACCAAATTCATGGTCAGGATTTTGTGGGTGTGGGTTAGGGATTTCTTCTTCTTGTATTCCCATGGCTCTTTGAACCATTTCTACTAAACGTCTTTCTTTAGCAGTTAAGTTTGTTTCTTTCATCATTGTATTTTCGTTTACTTGTTCATGTTTTGCTGCATTTTTCCACATTGCTGCTGCTGCTACTTTTTGTCCTGCTTCTTTTGAGCCGTATTTTTTCTCTGCTGCTTTTTCTATTTTCTCAAAGCCAGCTCCTTTTTTACCAATATCTCCACCATGTTTAGCTTTTTTTACTAAAGCTGATTTTTCTTTAGCTGTCATTCCAGCTGATGGTGCTTTTTCTTGTAAGTACAATTGATTATCGTGAATTAACTCTCCTACTAATCCGTAATTTTCTTCTTGAAATTGTTCTAATTCTTCATCTGTTAATGGAGTTCCATCTTCGTAATCTGCTGCTACAATATATGCATCTACAAAGTCTGGGTAATCATTCATGTCGATATTATCGATTTCAATTGAATTAATGTCAACTGGTTTTCCGTTAAACTCTATTCCTTCTGAAAGAAGTTGTGCATTTTTAGTAAGTTTATTCTCTGTTAAGAATGTTCTTAAGTTAAAATTATCTGCCATTGTGGTTTATTTTGTTTATAAATAGTTTATTTTTAGCTAACAAATCCTAACCTAGGTGTATAGTCTGATACTGTACCTAAGATTTTAATATCTACTCCTATTTTAGCTTCTAGATCTTCCTTAGTTCTAACAATAATATAGTCTGAGTTGCTACTTATAAACATTATTGGATGGTTAATTTCTTCCATATAGGCTTTAGCTAGATCCTTTGCCACTCTTAGTTGTAAGTTTTCAAATGATTTAAGATCTGCATCACCTACAGTAACAATTCCTGTTCCGTAAACATGATTAAAAAACTTTTGAAGAGCTGCTTTAAACTTATTTTCAAAATTTGTTTCTGTACTATTCTCTTTTCCGTACAGGTAGTAGCTAAATAATCTTCCTATCCAGCCTGAACCTTCTTTTTTAGAAGGTATTATTCTCTTAGCATCTTCGTCTGTAAAGAATTTTAATAGTTCATTTACTATTTGTGACGCACTACCTCCTCTACCGCCTATTGTTTTCGGTGCTAGTATCGATCCTGTTAACTTATTTGCATTTGTTATAGAAGAGGCTTTAAGCTCTACTACTCCTTCTTTTGTGCCTACATCCCCTGTCTTTGCACTCTCTGTATCTGAAAGGAAAGATACTAGTGCTATTTCTCCTCTACCTACTCCTTTTTGCCCTGCTCCTGTTGTAAACCCTATTAGCTTGCTTACATAATTAGAATCAACACCGGAAAGTTTTGATAAAGCAGTGGCGAGATTACCGGACTCTCCTAATGCGGCAAATGTGTTTGCTTTATTATCTATAGAAGCTACCATTTTATCTTCAAAATGATTTCTATCTGCATACCCTGCTACTATTAATGCCTGTTCTTCTCCTAGTTTTTTAGCTAGTAGCTTATCCATTAATGTAGTAGTGTACCCTTTTCCTGTTTTACTTATTATATTAAAAAGTTTTTCTATTTGTTCAGGAGATAGTTCTTCAGTTTTTGCTGATAAAAGTGTTATAAGGTCTTTTACTGTTTTAGAAGGCGCTTTTTTTGGTTCTTCTGCTTCTAATACTATTCCGTATTCTGAATAAATCTCTTTCAATATTTTCATATCGTCAGGATTATTCATATCTGGGTATCCTTTCTTACAACGGAAAGCCCATTCTGCAACTATTTTATCTACTACGCTCATTATAGTGCTTCTGGTGTTTCTGGTTCTGCTCCTCCTTCTTCTCCTGCTGGTGTTTCTTCTGCTCCGAATTCAGGTGCTGCTTCTCCTCCAGCTTCTCCACCACCGCCACCGGCTGCTGGTTCTGCAGGTGCTGCTCCTAACTCTTCTCCTCCTGGCTCTTCACCTTGAGAGATTGGTCCGTTTTTAAGTATATCGTTTATTTTATCTAAAGCTTGTTGATAGTCTGATAAGTCATTTAAGTAGTATTTTTTACCCTCTACTTGTGCTTCAAATCCTTTACCCATCCATTTTAAGTTAAACGATTGACCGTTTGCTAAATCAACTGCAAATGTAGAAGGCTTAGGTACTACCCATCTTACGTCTTTTACAAATTCTGGATATTCATGTGTGAATAGGGATACTATTGTTTTTTTAACGGTAGGAAATTTTCCTAGTATTTCATCTGAAGATGTTGGTAATACTGCTCCTTCTTCTTCTTGAAGAACTTCAACATATGCCTCTAGCATTAATTGTTGTACCTCTTCTTTAGTTATTTTTTTAGAAACGACATCTCTTCTATGTTTTAGATACTTATCTGTCTTATCAACTTTTCCATCATTATTGATATCATCATCTTCTTTTCCAACTGGATCTAGAGTTTCGTCAACTTTTCTAAACTCACAGCTTTTCTTACCTGTTAGGTATGGAGTTGGATGTGGTGTTCCTTTTACATGAACATGTCCACATTTAAAGCAGCAAGTTCCTTTCTTTTCATTCAATGCTACAGCTACTGTTACAGGTGCTTGTTGATCTTCATCTTCTTCTGATTCTAAGTATCCTGCTGCTGCATCCAAATAATCTTCTGCTTTTGTTAATTTAGATTGAATCCAAGCATCTAATTGCTCATCATCTCCAATAATATCTATCAACTTACTTGCATTTGATTGAATAGACTTTAACTGTGCTTTAGCCATTGAAGATTCATCATCTGGCTGCAAGTGGTCATCTTCAGCTATATTTTTATTTAATTGTGATTCATCATGTGGTGGCTCCATTGTAGCCATTTGATCATATTCAGTATCCGATGGTTCTCCAACGTACTTCTTCATTGCATCACTTAGTTTATCTTCTAGTTCAGGAGCAGGTAGAGAAACAGTATTTCCTTGTGTTATCACAAAGTCTACTAACTCTAATGGTTCGTTTCCTAAATCTAATATAATAGCTGTTCCTTCTGGGTTTAAATTAAATTTAAAAGTATCTTGTCCTTTTTCATTTCCATACTGGACATGTATGTTAAATTTATCAACACCTAATCCTGTAAGTTTCATACTCACTACTTCATCTCCTTCTGCTCTAAGAACTTTTAAAAGAGATTTAGCAACTGCTTTACCAACTGCTGCGGCTTCTTCTGTGGTATACTTTCTTGTTTCTTCTTTTAGTTTTTTGTTTCCAATTGAAGCATGGTCTATGTTTGGATCTGTCTGAATATTTTTAATTGTTTCAGCATCTGAAGGATCTACCTTTAATACTTTATCTGGCATACCTCCTTTATAGGAAAGTGTAGCGGGAACTGTCGCTTCTTTTAGCAGTTCTGTAAGTTTAGTTTTTACGCTTTTCAATCGTGTGATCTGTTCTTGAATTACTTTTTGCTCAGATTTTGAAGATTGAGTTTTTCTTAAACTACTAATTACTGATTCTACTTGTAGTAGCTTCTTTGAAAGTTCTGATTTTGTATATTTTGCCATCTTCTAAAGATATAAATTTATTTTCTATTTTTATACTATTTGCAATGATAATTTAGATACCTCTGCAATGCTTTTCCATAGTGAGTACCTTTATTGTCTAATGCAGAATGTGCTGCTCTAACTTTTGTACAGGTTAGTTTTCCTAATCTGTCTTTTAGTATTCCTGGTTTAACAGGATCATCTATTCCTTCCTCCAAAGCTATTGTAGGGTCCGGAGTCATAAACCCCGGTTTTCTCATAATAGTTTTTGCTAGTGCTTGATTTACTTGACTAACAAAAGGTATATTGATGCTACTATTTCTATCTTTAACAACAAATTCATGATACTTTTTAACAAAGTTTATAAAAGCATCTTTTTTACTAGCTAATCTATTAAAAAATAATACTAATTCATCTGATGTTATTTCTTTACCGTTTCTAGGATCGTTTAATCGATCAAAGAAGTGATTACCGAACTCTATATCAATAGGGTCTAGTTCTGAATCAGCATGTCTCTCTACTGAATCTAGTTCAGAAGAGGTCATCTCTTTCATAGCAAGGATTTCTTTTCCTGCCTTTACAGCTGCTTTAAAAGCTTTACTCCCTTTTCTAGCAGGCTTCTCTCCTCTTTTATGTTTTGCATTTATATTAGCCCACAGTCCTTTAGATTCTTCTTCAAGAACTTCTCTAACTAACTTTTCTAATACACTTCTTTTCATCTCTTATTTTGTACTATCTGGTATCTTAGTATCTTCTATAAATTTCTTATGTGAATTTTTATAGGACTTCTGTGTTTCATCATTTACATTCTTAGTGTATTGCCAATTCCAGTATAAGTCATTATTTGGTTTAAATCCGTAAAACTTGTGAACGTCTTTTTGTGTTTCACTAACAACTTCTCCATTCCAGTTTTGACCCACACATATAAAACCAGATTGAACATCTTTTATAAGATTTGATTCTCCTAAAGTTGTATGTCTATTCTCAATCCAAGTTAACCTTTCAATTAACTTTTGGTAATACATATTTGTTTGTCCCCATCTTATTGAACTAAAGAATACTACTGCATCTGATTCGAATAATTCTTTTGAGATTTTCCATAATTCATCTTTTGGATTATTATAGCTTGCCCAGCATCTATGATGCCCTGATGGATTTTTATCTTTGTCTTTTAGTGCTGCTTTTAGTACTCCGCAGCTATTCCCACCTGCTCTTGATACGTTTCCTTCACAAGGAAATATGTTAAGTTCTGGTACGTCAATTAGTACTGAGTTATTCACTAACTGACTGTGAAGGTACATTGCGATCATTTTTGACTTTGGAACGTCGATAGCATTATCATCCCAATTGTATCTATTTGAACAACTTAGCAATAGTACTTTTTTCTTTTTTTTAAGAATGTCAATAGTTTTTTGTATTGCTTTCCAAGCATCGGATTGAACCAGCTCTTCTTGCAACATCATCTCATTTATTAAATCAGTTAATTTAATCACTCTACCTATTCTTAATTAATAGTTCACCTAATACTTCTAGTCTTCCTACTTCTCTTTGAAATTCAATTTGAGACATATTCAAAGAAATCTTTTTATATGTATCTTCAAACTCTTTCTGTGCTTTTTCAAAATCAAGCTTCCCTTCAGCTGCTTTCTTATAGTAAGGTAATTTAACTTTAAAATGATGCCATGTCAATAAAGCTAATCCACCTTTCTCTTTAGCATTATCTGCAATCTTTTCAGCTCCCTTTTCACGAGTTTCTGCAAACTGCTCAATTACTTCATTAGAGTCAGCTACTACTTCCTGTATTAGTTGTGATAGTCTCATTACTTTCCCTGTCCTCTATAAAGCTTCTTATAATTTTTAGAAGATTTAAGTTTTGAAGTTTTACATTTTGCATGAACTCCAGGTCTTGATACTTTAGGTCTTTCTACCTTAGTAGTAGAAGGTGCTGCTTTTGCCATAAGTTAAGTACTATTTACTGTTTTCAAATAAATAGTAACAAAATTTTATTACGAATCTATATGGCTTTTTAAATGCTTTAAATACTCTTGAAGATTTGTATTGATTTGTTGTTTAAACTGAGAGTTACTACTGTTCCAATCCTCAACATCTCCCTGTTCCGTTACAAAAGTGTCTACCGATTGTAAACTTTCCAATACCCACTCTTCAACATCTTTAGCAAAAGCCTTAATACTTCCCTGCATCATATTTCTCTCGTACGATTCATAAAGACCTGCTTTTCTTAATTCTGCTTCGTACTCTACAGTACAGGGATCAAAGCAAAAACCATGAATCTTATACATCTTTTGAGCTAAGTGGTGTTTCATTGGCCCTCCGCACTTTGGACATGCTAATGGTATTTGTAAAGCTTTTTTTGCTAGGTCTAGTTTTGTAATGTTTTGCCTTAGTCCATTTTTAATAGTCCAGGTTCTTCCATTCTCTTCCCAGATATCTCCTTCTTTGTAAGCAACTTGTGCTTTTGAATATCCTACACCATCAACAGTCTTTGCCGAAAAATCTTTTTTAACTAAATTTCTAGCTCTATTAACATCTCTAGATGAAAATTCTTTTTTAAGTAAGCTCTCTTTCGCCATAACCAAGTTCTTTTAGTTTATTTATAACCGATGAAACATCTCCATCTTTACATTCTATTGCTATTCCTCCTTTAGAAGCAAATGCCTCTAGGTTAGAAGGTTTATCATCTATTAATATAGAGTTTTCATTTGCAAAATCCGACTTAGCATCTCCGAATCTAAAAATTACTTCTGGTGCTGGTGATAAGTGATTTCTTACCCATAGTTTTTTACCTAATCTTGAAGTATCATCCTCGGATGGTGATGTAAGAAGTTTTGGTCCGTATGGTTGTATAAAGTCCCATAAGACCTGTCCTTGAGGCATCCAGGGCATATCTGACCAGAACTCTAATCCTATGTGCTGATCAATGAATTTCCAAAACTCTTCTGTTCCTTCTAGTTTATCGAAGTGCTTAGGTCTTGTTACTTGAGCAATAACTGCTTTTGAATAGTACTTTGGACCTTCTTTTCTTAAAAGAGTAACAAATCTTCTTTCAAAGTCTGTTAATACTCCGTCCATATCACAGTATATCTGATACTTAGGTATAAAGTCTGATTCTTCTAATAATAAGTCTGTTAAATTTCCCATAACCTTTTTATTTTATAATATTTGTTTTAATCCTAATGCAGGTAATCTCTTACGCCATAAGTTAAGGATTTCCTCTCTTTCTTGAGGCGTAATATCTTGAGCATCTAAATAACTGCTCACAACATCTGCAAATGGTCTTTTTTCTTTTTTAGCTCTAAAATACATTCCCTGTAGGTTTGCATCTATCTCTTTTTTTAATTTAAAGTAGTCTCCTATTGGCTTTATTCCCGCTCTAATTTTATCTCTTTTAGATAAATCGCCTCTCATTATTTTAGAAGGGTTTGTAGATACTCCTCCTCTATTATGTGTTAAGTGTTCGATTTCATGTCTAAAAAGATCTTTTAAAGTCATTGAGACTTCTTTCCAGAAGCTAGGTAGTATTTCTGGATCTACTGCAATATCGATTATAATAAAATCTCCATCTCTATCGAAACCTGCTCCTGTACTTTCTAATACTTCCATTTTTCCTGTTCCAGGTGTTAATACTAAAGTACCTTCTACGTCGAATTCTACATCACCATTTGAATAGGTTTCTTCAAATCCTATGCTCTTTTCTCCTGCATCAAATGCTTCTTTCCAAGCTCTAAATAAATCTGATGATGCTTGATTGCTAATCTTGTCGTATCTTCCTTCTGCCATAACCTCTTTGTTGTCATTATTTTTTAACCCGTCTTCCCAGTTTCTGAATGTGATGTTACCTTTTAGGTAAGCTTCTTTTTCTATTTCCTGAAAGACGTTGTCTTCATTTGTATTGGTAGTTGCTCCTATTCCTTGAAGCCTTCCTTCCATGTTTTGCATGTGGTGAATCATTTCATGAGAAAATGATCTACAAACATCCTTTGGATGTCTTCCTAATACGTATAGAATTACTTCTTTATTGTTTGGATCATAGTATGCTGTTTTACCAAAGAAGTTATTTGCCTCATTTTCATCGTATCTAATTTTAATTTCTGGTAGTGGTTGGATGTTCATTCCTTGGTCTAACATATACTCTATAAGAGATCCTATATATGGAGTGTAGTTGAACTTTTCTTGCTCCACTCCCTCTGGTAAGTGCTTTTGGTAAGGTGTTCCATCAAAACTTACATCTGAATAGGTTTTAATGTAGATGTCAATTCTATCCTGATTGAATACTATTGTAAATTTGTCTGGATCGATTGTTTGTTTTAAATCGTCATAAAGGTGCTCTAAAGAAGCTCTATCTTTAGAAGGAATTGCACCTCCTGGTTGAATTGGTGTTCCTGATGATCCTTCTTTTACTGTTTTAGTTTTTTTAGGAAAGAAGCCTTCAAATACTTCATCAACTGCAGCTAACATTTTATCTTCAATTGCAGGTTCTTCTTCCTGTGGTTTTATAATATCGATAATTGCTTGCTTATCTTCTTTTGATACTACTTTTGGAATCCATTTACCGTCTAGTAAAAACTTCTCTGACTTTCTAATATCAGTTGCTGAGAATTTATCATCTTCTTTATTCGTAATAACAGGAAGTTCTTTTATTTCTACATTCTTGTAGTCACCTTGTTTTTTCTTCTTTTCTATTCCAGAGAATTTACCCATTTCATCAGCCATAGCTCCTGTTATAATCTTTGTTACTTTGTTTTGATTTGCATCAATCCATTCATAAGTATCTAAGATTGGAGTTACTTTACTAATATGAATCTCCATTGGTACGTTTATGTATTTAGCATAAATTTCCCAAATTGCTTTTGATTGTTCTGCTGTAATCTTTACTCCTTCTCTGATCTTAGGTCCGATGAAAATAACAATCTTATCTGCTTTGGTAGAAAGGAATTTAGCATTCTCAAAGTGAGCAAGGTGTGGTGGTTTAAATCCTCCAGCATAAAGTGCTACAATTTCAGATCCATCATCTAATGCTTCAGAAAGTGTTTGTGCTACTTTTTCAAGAGCATCTTCTTTACCTTTTCCTTTAGCTGTTCCAACCTCTCCTGATTTAACAGATACCATTGATTTGAATATACCTGCTATTCTGTTCTTAGATCTCTCGTTTGTTAGTTTTCTAGCAACATCATCTAATAGATCTTCAAAAGAACCATCTATATTAAATCCTTGAAATAATATTTTAATAGTACCCCAAGCTGTTGTTGACCATACTTCTTCTCTTGCTATTTCTCTAAAGTTTTCTAATTTTACTTTTCTTAAAGATAGTTTTACCGATGATAAGTTAAATTCAAACTCTTCACCTCTTTTCAGTTTAGGTATATTTGAAATACCCATTCTTCTAAAGACATCTTGCGGATTTTGTTCCAATAGAATTACTTTTGCTAACCCTATTAATAGTCCTTGCTTTTCAGCTGGTAAATCTAGGAAAGATCCTTTAAAGGCGTGTTCTTCTTCGGTAAGAGAAATGATATTATCAACTTGAATATATTGATCTTCTTTACCTACAATCGGGTAAAGTACTGAGATTAATTCTCCTGAGTTGTAATACCTTCTGCCGGTATATTTTTCTGATTTAAAAGGTATAATTACGTTTTGTGGAAGTGCTAAAGCTGCATCGATAAGTCTTTGTTTAACTTCTCTCTTATCGTCTCCTTCAAACCATACTATTATATCTAAGTCTCCAAAGTCAGCTTTTGTTCCTGCTTTCACAGATCCTGATAGAGAAGCTTTTTTAAAGCCTGGTATTTTACTTAGAACTTCTTCTACGTATTTATTGAATGTAGCTTGTACATCCCCTCTTTCTATTCTATTTCCTCCTGCTACTCCTGACATATTATACTCTGTATTGTGTTAAGTTTGAATTATCCGGTAAAAACTTACCTTTTAATCCTAATCTTTCTTGATTTTTTATCCAATAAGCTTGTAAGTCTTCTGGTATATCACATCTAGTACTATCTAATATTTTAAGATAAGTATCGTAAACAGCATGTAATTCTTGTTCAGATAAACCTCCTTCTAGTGTTTCTATCAACTTAAAGTAGTCTCCTATCGTATCTCTATCTAAATTTAGATTATATGATTTGTTCAATAGGTCTATTGCTTGTTGTGGTGTATTTGCTACAATCTCTTGTGATTCTTTATCCTTTACTCCATAATTGTGAGAGAATGTAAATCCTTTCTGTGAGAATAAAGATACCAGTAATTGTGTTCTATGTAACCCTTTTACGTTTCCTGAATATGTAGCTGAATGATATGCAAACTGTAACCAATCTACATCTCCTACATTTACATCTATTTGAACGTTTTGCCCTACTACTTCGTTATTCTCATCGTATTGTGGGAATAGAAGGAATAAAGCTCCTGCAGAAGATCCTTTTACATCTGCTATGATCTCTGTATCAGCTTCTGCAATCTTTTGTGCTATTGCTACAATTACAGCTCTTTTCATTAACTGATCATCTGAGGATGTTCTAGCTCTTTTCTTAAACCCTTCAAATAATGCTTGAACGTGTTTTTCGTCTAGTCCCCAATCTTCTACATTATCAAAGGATGACCCGGCTAGTGCTAGGTCAATATCCCCTGAATAATCTTTTTTCCCTACAGATCCTAGAGTTTTCATCTCTCTAAAGAATGGTTCTGCTTTTGGAAATATTTGTTTGAACTGTTTAAAAAACTCTAATAGAGTTGGTTTAATATGCTCTTTTTTTATCGGTGCTGTACTATCGAATACGTTTCCTCCCATTATACTTTCTATTTACCTAAAGATATGAATATTCTTTCGATTATCCAACGATTATATTAAATAAATAGTACTAAAGTTTGATAGTGGTTGGATATGATGTAAACTTAGGCTCTGTTGTTGGATGCTCAAGTTCGTATAATTTATAGATCAATTTGAATAATTCAAAGTTCTTTTCTATATCATCAATCACTTTTAACTCCCATCCTTTACCTTGTAACTTCTTCCCGGCTTTATCAGCTCCTCGAGTTGATGCTTTCAACCAAAGAATAGCTGTTCTATCAATTTTAATACCTTTTGTTTCTTCAATCGACTTAGCGTATGCTGCCAATTGTAAGTCATATGATTTATGTAAGTGATTTGAGGTTTTAAAGTCAATCAACCAATTCTCTCCATTCATCGATACAACTATATCGGCTGTTCCTGCATACTTGTGAGTATCTGAGTAAGTAAATTCTTCTGTAAAGATTAATACAGGTTTTGCTACATCCCAAAACTCTTTAAACTTTATAATCATTCCCCATACCAGTTCATTATACCTAGCATTACCGTAATCATCCATCCATTGGATTTCTTTACCCTCTAATAACTCTTCTATTGCATTATGAGTTTGAGTACCTTCATCTCCGGCTCTTCTCATTATAATGTCTGAATTGTGTCCTACGTCTTTGAGCCAAGACTCAAAGAATTTATTCTTTGGCATGTACTGTAAGATCGAAGTAACTGAAGGGTAAAATACTCCTTCCGATCGTTGATAAACCCTTCTATCTAAGAAGTTAATTTGCTTTAATTCAGGTTTAAAGTCTAACCTTTTTTTGGCATGTTCCGATAGAACATTTTGTCCTTTTTGTATCATGTTATGATAGTTTGTAGCGGAGTAATTTTCCGAAGTCCATTTCCTCTGCCTGTTGTACATAGCGAGTAAAGCTTGCAAATCCCATCTCGCTTGGATCCTTGTCTTGCATATCTACTAGATATACTTTCTTTCCCATATTCAGAAATTGTTCTGTATATGAGAGTGCTTTTTTAAATGCATCCCTGTCTAGGGCTACGTATATGTCTTGAACCTGACTTGATACTATCTTTTTTATCAAAGATTTTGATAAAGACTTACCAAGTATTGGTACTGCGTTTCTTTTTACTGCTATTGCATCAAATACCCCTTCCACTAGGATTATGGGCTGGGACCAATTGATTAAGTTCTCAAACCCTATTATGTCTTTAGAACACTCTGGATTTCTGTATTTGTGGTAAGCATCTTCAAATGTTCTTCCTACAAAGAAGTTTAGTTGGTTATTCTCGTTATATGATGGAATAATTACTCTACCGGCATATTCTCCTGATGTACAGTATCCGATGTTGTATTTTAAGAAGTCTCTGTCGGTAAAACCTCTTTTATAGAGGTATTTCCTTACTTTATTTGCTATAATAGATGTGGTGGATGCTGTATAAAGTGCTTGAAACTCTTTAGGAAGTTCTACAGAAGTTGTAGGAGTATAACCTATTTCGTCACCTTTTCTTACATATTTAAGTATTTCATATGCTTGTTCGGCAGGTACTTGTAACTGTTTAAGTAAAGACTTAATTGTACGCCCTTTAAAGCCACATACCCAGCATTCGAAAGGATTCTCTCCTTTTTCATTGGTATGCATGTTTACTTCTAGCTTTGGCTTATGGTGATTGCATTTAGGACAGGTAAAAGCATAGTTCTCTCTTGCTCTCTTGTGAGATTTACCTAAGACATTCTCTATAAACCCTAATAATATATTACTACTCATATTTGTACATAACTGCTTGACATCTTAAGATATGAAAAAAGACTTGAATAAACAAGCCTTTCTTTACTTATTTTATACAGATTTTATACTGCTGCTATTTTATTTGCTAATTGTACAACTTCTGATGATTTAAAAGCAGATAATCCACCTTCTAGTCCTTTTCCTATTAAGTTATGAGCTTCCATTGCTTCTGCACCACTTGATACTGCTGCTGCAACAAGCATTGCTGCGTATACTCCATGTGCTACTTTATACAATTCAGAGGTTTCATCATGTGGGTCTTGCTGTCCATATCTCTTTGGAAAAGCTTTTTTTACCATTCCTCCGATTACCTCTATGTACTTATGTTCTAAGCTATGTCCAAATTTCTTAAGAGCATTTCCAACTACTGTTCCACTTTTTTTATCTTTTTGGAATAAAGAAGACATTCCGTTTACTCCTTTTCCTAATAAAGAAATGATACCTGGTGCTCCTACTATTAATCCAAGAGTCATTGACTCGTCTAATTCCCCGTCTTTTGGAGATGGTTTAATTGTACTTGTACCTTGTTGAAGTAAAGCTAAAGCTCCATTTAATCCTTGTTTTGCATCTTGATCTGCTTCAGGATCTGCTTGTGGTGCTACTTCTGCTTCTAATATTTTAGAGTTAGGTGTTAACTTATTTTCTACTAAGAATTTTTTTAAATCGAAATTATCCATTCTGTAATTTTTTTAATATCAATTCATTCTGCTTTATTAGCTTAGCAGTTTTTGCTATTGATTTTTTTCTTTTGCTGAAATCTGTTCTTTGTGGAGAACTATGCTTACCTCTTGCCATTATACGTCTATTATCTTTACGTTTCCTTGTTTATCTTGCATTACATTGTCTAGCTTTATTTTCCCACCTGGTCCTTCTAGGTCAGGATAAATGTCTAGTTGATCTGCTTCTTCCATTATTTCATCAATTGGAATTTCATCTGGATCTGCTGTATATGGTTCCAAATTTTCCATTGTAATAATTCCTAGTTTTGGATTTCTAACATCTACATCGTAAATATGCACAAAGTACTTAGTTTGAACTCCTTGTATGTTTTGAGCATCTTCTAATTATTCTGAATCAGTTGTTACTTTTAGTACTTTATTTCCTACTAAGTAAGCTGCACCATAATCACCTGATCCTAAGAATTCCCCTCCTTGATCGATAATATCGTTAACAAGTTCTTGATATTCTTGAGTTGGTGAAATTACTTCTTTTAGTATGTTATAAAGACTAATCATTACTCTAGCTTACATCCATTTCTGCTGAACTAGCTTGAATACCTTTTGCTTTTAGAGCATCTACAATGTCAAGTATTTCTTTGTCATCAAAATATGCTCTTGTTGGAAGATCTAATCCTGTATGGTTTTTTATAAATTCTTTTGCTGCATCAAATCCAGGTAATTTTATACCGTCTGCTCTTACTCCATAGAATCTGCCACCAGGATAAATGTAGCTAATTTCAACGTTCTTTACATCTGTAGCTTCTTCTTGCATAGCTTTTTTCTCAGAATCATCTTCTTTAGGGACACTCTTAGCAATTGTTGTTAAGATATTCCTAAAGTCATCTGTAGTACCTCCTTTAGTTTCTCCTCCTGGGGTATACTTTGAATATCCTTTCATCTCTTCCAAGATGATTTTTTTTAATTCTGATTTTTTCATTATCTAGTTTGTTTAAATTCTCTTAGGATTAGTACTACACTAAGTACGGTTACTATTGCTATCCAAAAATAAGGTATACCTCCTTCTTCCACTTAGAATTCTTGTATTAATATGTTTAACTCCCCTGTTCCTTTGATTAACCTATGATAGGTACTCTTTGGTATAAATATTGTGTTTTTTAGTTGTTGAGGTATTTCGTCCTCTAGTTGAAACATCCAATCTGTTTCTCCTATTATTGTTACTTCTCGATCTTTCAGATCTCTATGCCACACTAATTCTGATTCGTCAATATCCTGTTTGAACTTTCTTTGGATAATGTCGAATGTTCTTAACTCCTGGTACGGTCTATCCTTTGAAGTACTTTCCTTCATAATACAACACTTCGAAATTATTCTCTACGTTTACCAATTGTGCTGCATTTAATAGATCAGAATATTCAGCTACTGCTGCGTTCTGTATGGTTCTTAATTCTTGTAAGAAGTCAAAAGTGTTTAAATCAATCGGAAGTATCATACTAGAATCTACATTGTATTTTGTCAATAAATTATACTCTAAAGAATAAGCTTTATTTACTACATCAATAAGAGTCATAAAGGAAGGAATCATTTTAACTGGAGGGATAACTGGAACGATGTTCCATCCTACTAGGTATGTTTGAATCTTCTCTGCATGTGTTAATTCGGATGCTGCTTCGGCTGCAAAGAATGCTGCTGCTTTCATATATGCTTTGTCACTACACCAGTTTGATGCATTTCTGTAGAAATAATGAGCTGTATACTCATCTCCCAGTCTCTCCACTAATAGCTCTGCTACCTCTGGTGAAAGAGTTCTAGGGCTTAAGATGTCAGTCTGTAGTGCAGATTGTATCTCGTTTAGGTTTCTTTTTTTCATTTGTTCTTATCTTTTATATAAATATTACCAATATCCTGAGAAGTTCTTAGCTCCTCCTAACGACTTCCAATACCTTCCAATATGACATCCCCAATAGTTTGGTGATAGTCTATTTTTCTCTGTAGCACATTTATGTCTTGCTGCAAAAGAGTGTCTTGCTTTTGGATCATCTATCTTAACCGATAGTCCTGTTGTACCTCCAAAGTTAACTTTTTTTATCTTTTTACTTTTTGGATCTCTAACATATACATAAAACTTTTTAGGTCCTCCTCTTTTAGGTTTTCCTAAAGTAACATTCTGACCGTGGTAGTCTGCTTCGTCTACCATTGGTAGATCTAAAGGTACTTTTTGTCCTTCGTATAGATCATACTCCCCTATATTTGTCTCCTCTAAAAGGATTCTATCCTCTTCACATAATTCTAAAGAACCGTCTCTGTTAAGTGTTCTTGCTTCATTGAACAATTGTATAAAAGCATCAGAAGAATATCGGTAGACATTCTCAAAAATAGGGATACCATGCTTTAAATGGTAATTTAAGCCTGGTGTTGTATCAACTAGTAGGTTAAGTAGTTTTATCATAAAAATCTTTTCTAAAATATCTTCCTTCTATATTATCGTTTATGTAATTTGAATCTGGTTCTATTACTCCTTTAATAAATAGGAATTTATTTTCATAGTACGTATGCAACTTCTTATTTGGAGTAAAGATAAGAATTTCTCTTGAGAATTCCGACTGTTTACCTTCTTTTATTAAACCTTTTATTTCTGAATGGGATCCATAATAGGTCTTCCAATCAGATTCTTTTCTAACTATTTTAGATTTACTAGCTCTTTTATCTGTTATTAAAGCTAGTTCTTTCTTTCCTAAAGCTTTTTTTGTAACAGAAATAAGTTGCTTCTTTCCTAAGTACTTTCTACCTGTTGGCAGGTGTGTTACTTCATAGATAAACCCGAAGTTGTCTCCGGGCATATCTGATAGTTCTTTTATTTCTTTATTTTGATATAACCACATTTTTTATTTTTTTATAGCCAAGGAAGTCCTCTTTCTTCTGTTATAAGTTCTTTAGCTTCTTTTCGAGCTTCAAGAATTTTTTTAATTTTATTTTCAAAATCAGTAACTTCTGCAGTTCCTAATGAAGTTTTAACCCACCCCACTATTACGTCTTCTGTTAACTCTTTAAAAGGTACAAATCCAGGTGTTGTTGGATCTCCGGTTAGAGATATAGTGCCTAGTTTTCGGTCTATTTCTCCTTCAGCTTCTATTGTACATCCGTATAATACTTCTGTAATTAGTCCGTCTGATGATCTTCTTTTTGTATCAAAAATCTGCCAAGTTATTTCCATATTTCTTTACTATTATGTTATTGTTATTTTTCCCCAACCATTTCCAGCTGCTGTAACACCTCCGGTATATACATATAGGTTTAAGTTTGCTCCTGAGCTTCCTGATAATATAATACTACCTGTTGCTGCTGTTCCTGCTACCGGTGTTGTTGTAGTTGGTGTTAGTACTAGTAAATTATTTATAGTAGTTGATCCTGATACAAATAACGAACCTGTTACTGTAGTTGTTCCTATAATAGTTTTAGACCCTGTTATAAAGACTGAACCAGATATAGTTTTAGTTCCTATTAAAGTATTTGATCCTGTTACTAATAGTGACCCTGTTACTACTAGTCCACTAGTCATATTAACTAATCCCGAACCAGATATAGACATACGCTCTACTGGTGGATTTCCTGCACCTCCTGGGGATGTGTAAAATTTTAAGTTTCCTCCTCCACTATCTGACCCTCCTGGTGCACGGTCTGCAGTAGCTCTTATTTGAGCCATACTAAATGCTGTAGAGGCATCATCTTTTCCTGAGAATTGTATAGTACCTAGAAATTCCCCAGCAGCAATTGTTGCACTAGTGTTTCTTAAGTCTAAAGTACCCCCACCAAAAACACTACTACTAAAAGCTATTATAGCTTGAGGATTAACTCCATAAGTTGGTGCACCTAATACACTAGTTGGACCTACTCTTAATGTACCTGATACACTAAATGAACCAGTTATTTGCATTTCGGATCCTGATGCAAATATTAAATTTGATCTAGCATTATCTGCTGTACCATTTCCTACTATAAACGCAGATTGTGCATGAAGAAATATTATACTGCCCCTGTACATGTTGATTAGAACCTGATGCTACTGTGCTTAATCCTTCTGCATGTGAGTAGTCCCCTAATGCTTTTGTAGAATTTCCTTCGGCATGTGAAGCGTATCCAGAAGCTGTGGTATAGTATCCTTCAGCATGTGAACCTGTATTTGCACCAAGTGTATACATTCCTTCTGCGTGTGCATATTCAGTGGTAGCTCGTGTATATAGCCCTTCAGTATGTGAACCCCAAGCAGATGCTGTTGTATAATAACCTTCTGCGTGTGAATTTTGTCCTACTGATATTGTACCGTATCCTTCGGCATGTGAGTAAGAGCCTGATGCTATTGTAAGAGCACCTTCGGCGTGTGATGAGTTTCCTTTTGCTGCTGTACCGTTTCCTTCTGCATGTGAGTAAGAGCCTGATGCTATTGTAGATGCTCCTTCTGCATGTGATCCTAATCCAGAGGCTTCTGTACCGTTTCCTTCAGCGTGTGAGTATTGATTAGTTGCTTTTGTATAATAACCCTCAGCATGTGAATTTTGGCCGTATGCTCTTGTCATAAACCCTTCTGCGTGTGTGTTTTGGCCGTATGTTGTAGAGATAAAGTACCCTACATTGCTTGATGGGTATGAGGTGATTTCAAACTGTGTCTGCCCTCCACCATAGCTTATAGAGGTTAAGGTGTATGTTCCATTAGTAATAAGATCTTCGTCTACTATAGTAATAGGACTACCTGCTGTAAAATATGGTGTTAAATCTCCTGTTACTGATATAAATCCGTTATAGTCTGTATTATCATCTATAAAAGAAGTTCTATACCCTGCTACTGTTTGTTGACCTTCAGCATGTGTATAGCTTCCTCCTGCATAGGTATATGTTCCTTCAGCGTGTGTATAGCTTCCTAGTGCTACTGTATTTCCTCCTTGTGTGTGAGAGTATTGACCTATTGCTGTTGTTCCTGCTCCTTGAGCGTGTGAACCTGTGCCTGAAGCTGTATTTCCATTTCCTTCTGCATGTGCTGCAAATCCAGATGCTACTGTATTAAATCCTTCAGCATGTGAATTATCTCCTGTTGCTTTTGTAACAGATCCTTCAGCGTGAGAAGAATTTCCTGATGCTGTTGTATATCGTCCTTCAGCATGTGAGTAACTTCCTGAGGCTATATTGATTTGTCCTTCTGCATGTGAGTAATCTCCTATTGCTCTTGCAAGATATCCTTCAGCGTGTGAACCTACTCCTGATGCTATTGTAGATTGACCTTCGGCGTGTGCGTAACTATTAGATGCTGTTGTGATAAATCCTTCAGTATGTGCTCCGAATCCGGATGCAAGTGTAGTGTTTCCTTCAGCGTGTGCGTAGGTGTTTGATGCTCGTGTAGAGTATCCTTCGGTGTGTGTGTAATTTCCTGAAGCTGTAGTATAGTGTCCTTCAGCATGTGCTGATGTTGCTGTTGCAGTTGTGTAACTTCCTTCTGTATGTGATGTAGCACCTGTTGCTTTTGTATTCGAGCCTTCAGCGTGTGCGTAATAGAATGATGCTGTTGTATTTGATCCTTCAGCGTGTGTTCCGTCGTATTATGCTAAAGTGTTATATCCTTCAGCATGTGAATACTGTCCTGATGCTGTTGTAAGAGATCCTTCAGCGTGCGAGTAAGTACCTGTTGCGGTTGTAGAGTTACCTTCGGCGTGTGAGTATACTCCTGTAGCAGTTGTGTTAGTACCTAATCCTAAGTTATATGGTGTAGCTGTTGCTGCTTGTACACTACTTCCTGTTGTATGGAAAACTAAGCTACTTCCTGATTGAGAGGAAGAATAGTATAGTGACGAAAAGTTTGTATCTACTTGATTGTAGGTTAGTGTTGATCCTGTTACAAGCCTTAGTGTTATTGCCATGGTTTATTTTTTAAATATCTATTTTAACTATAATTGTCATTTCTGTGTTTGCTGGTTTTGGAACTGGCTGTCCCATTTTACCTACTGCAATCAGTTCGTTTGCATCATTATACAACCCTACTGTTGTTACATATGGTTGAAAAGAGCTTCCTGTTACGTTACTTTTTAGTACTCCATCGCTTACACTCCCTGTTGTTGAGTATATGTTTCCATTGTTATCGTAGATCGTTCTTAAAGATCCACTTAATGCAGATGGATTAAATGTAAAGTTATATTCTGACTCTCTTACCTTACAGTGGTAATTATACGTATAAATAGGTTGACTTGATTTAAAAGAAATATTATTAATAGCAACACTTGCATAATCTCCCCTTGTTATTACTGCTAGTCCATGCGGGTAGATTACATCTCCTACATAAAGTCTAGGAGTAGAGCCAGATCTATACAAACCACCTTCTCCGTCATCTAAAATAATACCTGTTGTTTTTACAAAATCTATAGATCCTTTAAAGTTTAATGATACTTTTCCTGGCTGTAGTGCATCTCCATATAATGCTCTTGGGATTGATACAATAGTTGCAACGTTTCCTCCGTAGAAATCTCTAGACTCTGGGTTAAATAGTGTTGTTTGCGGGTAGTAGTCAAAAGAATGTGAAACTACATTACCACTACTAAGGGACTTACTGGGGTAATATAGTTGATGAAGACTGTTTATATAACTATTGCTATTAGCAGTTATTTGCTCTATACCGTAAGTAGTGTAGTTTACTCTTGGTATAGTCCATTGTTTATGAGCAACATATGTTGTTATGTAAGCATCTTGTTTGTTTAATTTTTTGTAAGCACCCATTCATTAAAAATCAAGTTTAATACGTATTAATGCTTCTTTTGTAAAATCTTTAACTAATGGTTTTGATAATTTTGCTACTCCTAACAAGTCATTATTATCGTTATATAACCCTACTGTTGTCATGTACGATTGAGGAGTGTTAACCATTACACTATGTCTTAAATCTCCTGAACCTGTAATATTTGATGGATTAGTAGAGTAGTTAAACTCTGTATTTCTAACCCTAACAAAAACGTAGTTTGAAGTAATTGTTTCTTCAGATCTTATACTAAAATTTGACCCAGATATAATTGCATCTGAGAATGCTTTTTTGTTACCACCTTCTGCGTTGTAACTTTCTGATACAAGAAGGTTGATTCCGTAAGTATTGTCCTTAAGAGTGTTTGTATTAAATATAAAAACACCTACATCTGGTAAGAATTTACCGTAAGATCCTGAAATAGCTACAAAGGTACTGTTACCTGTATATACTCCGTTTGCAATTGTACCGCTCACTATATCGTAAACTCTTCCTGCATCTAAGTATGAAAGAGTGCTAACAGTTGTACTATTGTCTATTAGTTTAAGAGTTTTACTTCCACTAATTAATGTTAATTCAAAACTTCCTGGAAGTAATTTTTCTTTAAATCTAGCTCTATTAACTGTTATAATGTGAATTGAGTTTGGTGTCGGTCCTCCGAAGTTAAAATTTGTATTTTCATCTCCGTTAATTAAAGTTCTATACTGCCCGTATATAACTGATGAAGGAGATTTTCCTACTTCAGTTGTAGTAAGTAGTGCAGAACCACTTCCGTTTACATTTCCGTATGCTGTAGAAAATTGTACATCTGTTGAAGCTGGTGTATATACGTTATAATAATACTTCCCTGAGGCTAGGTTTGCTTGTGTTCCGAGAGCCATTGAGGTTAAGGTAGTTGTCTGGTTTGACCAAGCTGGTGCTACTATTGAGTCTGCGCTTAACGCTATGTCCTCTGTGTCGAATCTTTTAAATGACATATCTTATTGATTTACTTTTGTAATTGTTACCGGAATTGTTAATCTAGCTCCTGAATCTCTACCTACTACTGTAATTGTTGTTTGTAAGGATGTATTTGTTCCAAACAATGTATTAATAGTAGTAGCAGTTAAGTTAATAGAAGTACCAATTACTGTTTTAGAAACGTTTGTTCCTAATGTAGTTGTAGAATTTAAAGCTGTAGCTTCAGCTGTATTAATTCCTACTCCGTTAAATGTATTAAGAACTCTAGCATCTGCTATTGTTGCTACATATCCACCTGCTTCAAAAGTATTTGTACTACTTAAGTAATTAAGTGTTTGAGGTGTTATCGCTAACGATGCTCCTTGCTTTAGTATTATTGCGGAATAACCTAAATCTATAACTGGTAACTTAGCAGTACCTCTAGGAAGAGTTGTAAGTTTATACTTCATAATTTGAGACTCATCAGGAAACGCTTCTAATAATGGCATAGCTTCAATAGCTTCACCGTAATAGTCTGATCCAGATACGTGTGCTGGATTATATAATGTATAGTCTATTTCGTCATCTGCTAACGCAAATTGTGTTATTTTGAAAGAACCATCTCCTCTTGCAAGTAATTCTCTTCCTTTTTTTGTTAAAATTGCATCTACAGTTACTACTGTATTACTTAAGTATCCCATTTTACTTTGTTTTTATTAATAAATATATCATTTTATTGTTTTTATAAAAATGCCCTAGTACTTCCACTTACTATGTACCCATCTATACTAGTAGTTAAAATACCGTCAACACCTTTTATTTTTATTCTTCCCTCTTGAACTGGTATAGTTTTTGCTTTGTCTAGTTGAAGTATCTGTACTGGTACTATTCTATATACTATGTTTCCTGCATTATAATCAGCACGAGAAGTATTAGTATAATTTCTTGTGGTGTTTATTTTAGAGGTTTCACCTGATATATCGCTTCTTATTAAAAATTCATAAGGGGAATATAAAGCAGGTGGATTAGGGTTAGTTACTCTTAATATTTCATTATTAAAACCTCCTCCATTTGTACTACCTATTTGTAATAGGTCTCCTATTGCTATATCCTTATTTGAAGCTGGGAGATTTATAGTAACTGTCTCTATTACAGAGCTACTATATGATGTACGTGTAGATATCGATAGATTTAAAGGTTCTACTACGTAACCTGGTGTAGCTAATCTACCTACTGCAAAATAATCTTGGTAAACAATAGTTCCTTTATCTACTAAATTTTCAATGTAAGCATCTGTTACATCTTTTGTAAAAAATGCTCCTTGAAAAAATGCTCCCTGTAGTAATGGATCTGTTCCTTTATTTGTATTAGTATCTATTTTGCTTCCTTCATATCTTGCGTTTATCCAAGGAGTACTTGTATAGTTACTATCTTGTATACCGGCAGGTAGTGCTGCATTATTTAAAATATTAGACAGGTTTACTGGGTTTGTTTTAGAGGAAGGTGTTGGATTTACTCTATCACATTTGTATGTGTATAGTGACTCTCTAGCTCTACTAATTGGTGATTCTATATCGTAATTACTATTACTACGTACTATAGATGTTTTTGCATATTCTAATACTACGTTAGAGGTATACTCTTCATATCCAGCAGAACCTGTTGTTGGTTGAATGATAACTTGTCTTTGATCTTCTGGTGTGATTGCGTAAATAAAATACGGACCATTTACAGTTTTTTCAACTCTCCTATAAGGTAGATCTGAATCTGAGACCGGTACGTTTACTATTCCTCCTGCTTTAGGTATATGAACATCTATAGAAGTAACTAGTTCTAAATCTTCTAAAGTATAGTTTGAAATCTTAATACCTATTGCATCTACTTTTATTACACCTCCTGCATAAGTATTAAAAAGTATAATAACTTCACTACCACCTGAAGACGGTATGGTATATCCTGAAGGCCAGTAGGTAGTAGCCACGTAACTTCCTAAGGTACTTAGTCCTATGGTAAGATCTGTTGCTAGGTATTTAAATTCTGCTAAAGTCATTATTTTTTTCTATTATTTTAAATAAATAGTTAATTCTATTATTGCTGCTCAAGATTGGCAATAATTATATAGTCGTATATTACTGTAATACCGCCTGTTGGCCATGGGGTCATTCCTAGTAGCATAAATCCAGTAGTAGTTTTACTTTTAACTACTGTAACAGTTCTAGACATATTAGTATTACCTACTGTAGCTGTAGGAGACCCTATAACTGTATAATTTGCAGTACCTACCGGGGCTGTAAAAGTTATATACCAGTAGGCATCTCTATTTGCCCAACCGCTAAGAGTAGCAGAACCTGCGGTAAGTATTCTATTATCTATATAATTTACGATAGATGTTGCTACTGTTCTGTGGTCGTATGCAGATATTTTCTGTGTTTTACCACTTGCTAACAATGTGTCTATTTGTGCAGAAATTGCATCTTTTCTTGGTGTATCTGACATTTTAACTTATTTCTATAAATTTGTACTAAGCGATTGTGGAGTTGATATAGCCATCCATTCAAAATTTAAAGCTTGATCATCAGTAGTAAATTCTCCCATGAATATTGTAAAGTTTGTATTAGTTTTAGCAGTAACGCACCAATTTACATCATTATCGTCATTCCAATTCCCATACGAATAAGGGTACCCTATTACTATATAATTTGAGTTTGTTAGTACTACTCCTAGTGATATAGTCCAGTAGGATTGATGATTTGCATCCACGTCTCCAATAGATATTGCTCCATTTGCTATTATTCTTCCAGCAGTATAGTCAAGCATTGCATGCTCTACTGTTCGATGTTCAGTTGCTGTAATAAGGTTACTTGTTGTGCTAAGATTAGTAGCTATTAAAGTATCCATTTCTGCTCTTGTTGCCATTGTATTCTACTTTATCGTTTAAGTTATAACATATCTTTACTAAATACCATATACCAAATTCTGCAGCTTAAGGTAGTAAAATTAGTAACATTTAATTTAAACCCGTTAACTGTTTTATTTGAAATTCCCCAAGCAGAGTTTCCTCCTTGTACTACTACGCAGTGTACTAAGTAGTTAGATGTATATAGCGGTGTTGGGAATGTTATATCTTGTGACCAATAGCCATACGTACTACCTTTAATGTAGTCTCCTACATAAAGTATTCTAGCGTCTACACGGTCTAGTATTGCTGTCTCTATCTCCCTATGTTCACTACTTCTAATATTGGGAGAACCATCTGCTAAGTAATCATTTACCAGTGTTAGTATTTCTGCTTTTGTTTTAGGTGCTGCCATTTTTATTTAATTTTTATTATAAAGAACCTGTTTGGTAATCAGTTGCGTCGTAATCACTTGGATTGAATATTATATTTCCTACAGATACTATTCCATCAACTCCTACAAATGTATAATTTACTGCGGATAATCCCGTCACTACTGGACGTATATACAATCCTGTCTGTCCGTTTGCAGATGCAGTTGTGTAATTAGTTGTGTATGTTACTGTTCCTGTGATTACACTACTTGTTGTATCATTTCCTTGAAGGTTAGTTACAGTGTAGGTATTGTTTAACGCTCCTGTAACATATCCTGATCCAGTTCCTTGTGCAATTGCTCTATCGTTAGCTGTTATTGTCAGTACATTCTTATTAATAGTATAAGGTAGTCTTGAAGAACTGATATATGGATAGAAGTTATCTGCCGGAACTGCTACGTATACTTCATACTGTCCACTAATACTAGGTAAGTTTGATTGTGTTGTAAATAAAGATCCTGTAAAAGGTTTTCCGTAATAGTAATATAATCTACTTGATTCTGGATATGTACGGTTTAACAATGTACTTGTAGAAGGTCCTTGACTTGCACTATTAAAGAAATAGTTACTTCCTGAAGTATCTACTGAAATCTGTACTTGAGGTTGTACTAGTATATTAAGTGTTCGTTGTATACATCCACCTGTTATTGCCGGATCATTTACCTGTACATATACATAACTTCCTGTATCTTCCGTAAATAAATAACTTCCTGAGTTAGTTATATTTGTGGTTGTATTTGTGGTTGTATTATACAGAGTATATGTTAATGCGTTTACATTATTATATGTAGAAGTAAACCATGTTGTAAGATTATATGGAGTATTTTGCTGCACGACTGTAACTGACCCTGAGGTTGTTAATGCTATCGAACAAAACCCTGTTGTATAAACTTTTGTACCCGTACACCCTCCTATACTTGTCTTTGATGCAGTAATTGCAAAAGTAGTATAGTTTGTAAGCATTGGAAAAAGGCTTGCAGTAGTTGTTATATTTGTAGATACAGAGTAATATGTAACATACCCGTCTCCTGGTATATTAAAAGCACTTCGTATATCTACGTATTGAGGTGTTCTAATATTTACAGCAGGGTATGTAGAGTTTATTGCGCATACAGTTGGTGGGAAATCTTGTATTAAGATTACGTTTCTATTTACTTCATCGTAATCTATATGCTTGTATGGATTCATGTCATTTAACTCTCCATCACTAACTGCAATTTCTGCACCTCCTAATTCTCCTGTGTATAGTGGTTGATCTGTACCTTGGTTTTTATAGCTGTTTGCTAGTCCTTGAGGTGTTTGTAGTACTTCTGTCCAAGAAGGGTCTGAATGGCCTGTAGATGTAGTAAATACTCCTCCGTCTGATCCTGTAATAAAAGCTGTATCGATTGATCCGGTATATTCCGGTTGTGTAACAGAAACTGTTACTGATTTTGCTTTTGACCTATTAAGAAGATTTGGTTTTATAATTACACCTGTATCTGCTGTTGCTCTAGCAGGTATAAAGTCTTTTACTGTCTTAAAGATTGTATTATCAAAAAACTTTATCAACCTTACAAAATCTTCTAGATTGTACTGATTTAAAGATCCTAGTATTGTTTCTGATACTGCCTGTAGTCCGGAATAACTTCCTGATGTTAAGTTTGTAGGATCTCCTAAGTAATCATCTATGTTAAAATTTGATAGAGAAGCTGTAGCTTGTGATGCAGAGATAATGTAATTATCTATATTATCTGTTGGTGAAAAGCCTACTTCTATAGAATGTAAATCATCTGTATATTTACTATCTCTTTTTATAATAGAAACATAGTTTGAAAGGGTACTACCTGTTACTATGCTACCAGTATTATCCAATCGTATCTTATCTAAAGAACTTGTATAATATTGATAGTCACCATAAAATGGTCTTTCATTTACATTTCTTCCTCCTGAAAGTTTTATGTCTAAAATGTCTCCTGGTATACCGTAACAGTTTATTAAAGCTCTTAAACCTCTCTCTGTTCCTTTTGATTTTAAAAGGATAGGTAGGTTATGGTACATTCTCTTTTGAACTTCTTTTTGATAATCATCATAGGAAGTTGGCTGTATAGAGGCATTTGATCCTGTTAAAGAACCTGTTATGTAGTGGTTAATTACTTCACTTCCTGACTGGTAAGATTGTCCTATAAAAGTCGTAAAGAGATCTTCAGTAGATTTATTAGAAGTATATAACTTTACCCCAAAATTTCTTAAAGCTTCTGCTACTAAATCTTTTGAAATACCGTGATCAATTCTATTATCATCATCGTACTTATCTGTTACTGCTTTAGAGTATAACCATAGGTTATCGAAATGCTGACCAACCATATATACAAAGGTTAGGTAGTTTTCGTTATTCGCATCATCTCTTAAATAGGTCGGGATACTGTAAGCTAAAGAATTATAATTTGTTAAGTCGTATTCAATTGCATTTGTAATTTGATCTGAATACCAAGTTATTGCTTCTACACTAGTACTTGCTTTATTTATGTAAGGTTTGGTTGTATTACTTTTTGGCCAAGAACTACTTCCTGATTCATAGTAAAGGAATCTTTCGTAGTGGTCAAAATTATTTACAACTCCTGTTATTAAATTTTCATAATAAAGTCTACTTCCTGATACTCCTGTCGCTCCTGTAGTTGCTGCAGCTATAGAAGCTATACTACTTGAATAGTTATCTATTAAATCTACTTTATATTTAAAATTTAAAAGTCTTTCTTGTGCAGATGAAAAATGTACAAAATCGCTAAAAGTTGTATAATCTACACTAATATCAATACCCTTTTCTTTGACTGTAGAAAATATCTGACTATTTGCATTATTAACTGGATAGCTAAATAAGTCATCATAACTGTAATATTCTGTAGGTATTACACTATGGTCTATTACATCGATATTAAAATTAGGAGATCTTAAGGTCGGTGTAACTGCCGGTGGAACTACTATTTCTGCATCTACTTCATATGCTACAGAATCAGACACTACATCTACTATATTTAAAGTGTTTTTTACTCTGTATGTAATAGGTAGCGGTTCATATAACTTAACTACAACTACTTTTCCTGCATTCGTATCTACAGTGTCAATATTTGTTGCAATAAATAAGTCATTATTTTTAAAATTTAACCTAAATCCTGTAAAATAAGATTGACTTTGTAGGTTATTTTTTATCTTAGAAGTTATTGATGTAAGGTCTTCTGGTGTAAGAGCTAAAGTAGCTAGGCTTATCTCAGTTCTATCTTCAGATATTTCTTGTATAAAGAACTCTACTTTATTATTATCTTCTGAGTATAGATCATCTAAGAAATGGTAAAGTAGTTTTACTCCTCCATTTTCGTATCCATAAGCTTTACTATCCTGTATAGGATCTATAGTTATTACAGATACTCCACTCTGTCCTGCAGATTGTGCATTTCCTAGTAACTTATACGAACTGTAAGTATAACTACTTTCTAGTAGTTCATCTGCTAGGGATAGTATGTGTATTTCAGAATAATGCTTAGCTGGATCAAAAACACTATTAATCTGAAAAGAACTTACTAGAGCTTTATCTTCTTGAGAGAATTGTTCAAAGCCTTCTATATTCTCTGGTGAGTCCTGGTAAGCTGTGTAGATTATGTCTGCCATCTATACTGTCTTTGTTTCTAATGCAAGTACTTGCTGATTTAATGTAAGGTTTTCCTTTCTTAATTGAGCTATCTCATCCAATAGCGGTTGTATATCTTCTGTTACTTTGTCAAAACTTAGCAATTCAGAACTCTTTCTTACTAGATATTCATGTGAGTTTGTTTCTCCCATTACGTCTATTACGTAGTAAAGTTTCTCGTATAATCTGAATAACTCTTCCGGAGTATCAGTATCTTCAGCTGGTACCGGTTGAGTAAAAGTTTTAAACGTACTGTCAATTACTTTATTAAATTCTGTAGAACTAAAGACAGTTTTCTGTATGTTGATATCATTACCCATTTCTTACTACTTTAAATATATTCTGGTTATCTACTACTGTAGTGCTTCCATCTAAAGTCGTCTTAACTAATATACGATAATATCTCTCAGGTTGCAACCCATCCATATACACATCAAAGAATGCTCCGTTCGAATCACAACTTATCTTTGTAAAGGTTGTATCAAAATCTACAACCATTTCTTGTGTGTTTTCATCTCTCAATCCCCAATATGATGCTGAAGGGAGAGCGTAGTTTGTTAGATATGCTGAAGAGGTAGTGAAAGATCTAACTGGATATTTAGGTCTTGCTGAAACTCTAAATCTCTGTTTTCCGTTATCTGCATACTTACCTATGTTATTTGTCAGGTTTATTATCGATACACTATTTGAAAGAACTGATAGAGATCCTGTATTAAAAGTACTATCGTCCCATTTAAATTCTAAGAACGGTGGATAGATAGTATTTGTATCTGCACTGTAGTATTTTAATCGAATAGAGGATGTTGTATTATACTCTAAATCGTTAGGTAGTTTTACTATAAACCCACTGTTAACTAAGGTATTGCTATTAAATAGTTGAATGGCTCTAGTTACATTTATGTTTACATCGTTTGTAGTATTTAAACCATGTGATTAGTAAATTCTAAATTTATACCTGCCGAACCTGTGTACCAATTTCCTCCTCCTGCTGTTGATCCTGACTTATAAGAACCTGTTGTATTTGCTGCAAATCCTGTTGTTGTCCATGCACCGGCTTGTCCTGCTAATTTATATTGCCAAGAAACTCCTGTGGTGTTTATAGGAGTATCGCCAAACTTTCCTACACCACTATCCCATGATCCATAAATTGGATATGCGTAAAGAGTGTAGTCAACAGGTATCTCGTATGCATCTGCTAGGTATAAATTTAAGCTTGCACTATACCCTACTGCTCCTATTTTGTTAGCAATTACGTCTTGGATTTCAGAGGTTCTATATTGAACAAGTATTCGGTTTGTTTCTCCTGTACCTGTGATGTCGGAGTACCCTCCTATTTCAATTATCTCATCTTTTCCTGCATTACCTGTTGGAACTTCTGATGATATGAATGTATCTTTTTCGGGAAATATTCTGTATACTGCCATCTTATAGTGTTGTTATTCTTCCTTTAATATCTATGTCTGGGTATTTTACTTCAAATATACAAGGGTCATAGGAAGGGTACACTACGTTATCCTTAGTTGCTCCTATAATATCGTATGCATATTGTGAATATACTCCTCCTACGTTATTTACTATTTCTATTTTTTGAACTGTTTGTACACCTTTCTCTTGATCTAACAAAGTGTATAGTGTTGATACGTTAATAGGTTGATTAATATTCCATTTCGTAATATTAAAATGATCTTTTAGTCTATTTGTACAAGCAAGTAATACGTCTCTTCCTGAGAAGTTCGGTTTTACTATTATGTCAAAATTAACACCTATATTTACTATAAAAGCGTCTTTTATATTAATAGCATCTGTCAATACCATATATTCTGAAAGATATGTTTTGAGGTTGCTTTTTAATGTACCTGTTGCTAATGTTAAGTTTTTATTATTATCGTATGCTAAAGTAAATAGGGATAACGACAGTGGATTACTGTCTACTATACTATCTGTAGCACTATTTGGATTTGTTAATTGATCTTGAGTTATATAGACTTTTGCAATTGATCCGTACTTAGAATCCATAGATAGAGCTCTAACTGTATAATCTTGAAGTGTTACTGCTCTACCTTGCTCATTAAAAGCTCTTAAAGAATTCTCTCTTAATTCATCTACTGTATCACCATCTCTCCCTCCTGCTGCTGAAAGTACGTTATTAAACGATACTGTGTTAAGTTGTGAGGTATCTATTGCTGTAGGTGTTCCTCCGTATCCTACTAATGTGCTTATAGAATTTGCAGGAGCATTAGCTGCTACCCCTCCTCCTACTAGGTACTTAATTGTTAGCGTTGTATTTGAAGGTGCTAATCCGTATGATTTTGTTGATAAGAAGTTAGATGGATCAAATGCATAATCAATTCTTGAAACTCCTTGATTTGAGCCAAAACCTACATTTGTTGGATCAGGTGTAATTATTGAATCATCTTGACCTGTAATACCTGCTCCAAATTGAATCTGCAATTGGCCGTTAGCTAAAAATCTTGTTACAAATCTTCTAGGAACTCTTTGAAGTGTTAAGCTATATGGTACTACTTGTTTATCAGGGGCGTTATTAGTATTATCTACAAAAACTGTATCTTGCCCTAAAAACGGAACTTCGTACCAAATATTTCCATTACTATCTACTATAGACTGTATACCTATAATATTCGTATCATCTATACTAATTGTTTTAAATTTCTCTACAGTAGTAACTACCTCTGTTAGAGTCTTTACTTCTCCAGATATTGCTCTAGCTACTTTAGTTAATCTAAACTGACTAGGATTACCTCCGGATAAAGTTTCTACAGTTACGGTTGTGTCATCATACGAGCTAGAAAAAGTAAAATCAATATGCTTATCTATAAAAAAATTTACCTGATCTGCTACTGTTGATTTTAGTTTCGTATTTGCTGGTATGTATAAGGCTTGATTCCAATTAGGTTCTCCTGCAGCTGCTCCTACTATTTGTGATACTTCAATATCGACTTCAGAAGGAGTTGTTATCTTAGGGCGATATCCCATCATATAAGCTAAGTTGTATAGATTAGCAGGATTTTTAGCATGCTGTATATATGTTTCTTGAAGCTGTGTATCTTGGTAGAATGATAGAACATCTCCTACATAAGCAGCCATCTCGATAAACATCATACCTGGTGATGAAGGTGAAAAGTCATTGTAAGAATCTGGGAAGTAGTTCTTAGCGTACTCTATTAACTGACTTCTAAAATCTCCAAAGTCTCTATTTACATATTTTATATCTCTATCTTGAGCCATTATTGTTCAAAATTAATTAACAATTCGTCTTGTATATTTGTCTGAGTAACGCTATATTTTATATAAACTGTTACTGTATTTGTATCAGGAGAGTTTGCAATTTTTATATCATTTACCTTTAAACTTGGAAACCAAGTTGAAATTTCTGTCCTTACTACTGCTTCTATCTCACCTTTTTTGTCTTCTGTTATCTGATCAAAAAGTAATCTTCTTAGTCCTGCTCCTAAATTAGGGTTTAAATATCTTTCTCCTTTTTCAGTAAGAAAGTGATTAACTAAGTTTGATTTTAAAGCGTCTTGAGTTGAATATGTAGAATTAAATACAGAGGTAGAGGAGAAAGGAAGACTTACTCCAACTGCTTTCCTAGGTTGTAAATCTAGTGGATTTATTTTCTGTACATTAAATGCCATTACGCTCCAAATCTCTGTTTATCTTTTTCTACTGATGCTTTATAAACATCTCCTGCTCTCATCATAAAATCAAATTGCGAAATATCTAACCCCGGTTCTGGAGCTGGTTTGAACTGTTCTATTGGGTTCATTCCTAATCCTGGTGCTTGAACCATGTCAGAAGTTGCACTTATCATGCTTTGATAGTCTCCTTGAGTCATTGAATACTTTGTCTCATTCATTAGATCTGCAATAGGATTTCCAGTTGGAATTGGTCTTGCTACTACAGGTTTATGTTCTGCATACTTCGTTACAGTACTAGGCGTACCTTGTCCACCTACTCCTACTGGTGTAGATTTAGGTTTTACATCTTCAGAAAGAATTATCTCTAACTCCTCACGAACTGCTTCTTTTACTGCTTCCTTAATTAATTTTTTTAACAAATCTAACTTCATATTAATAAATAGTTATGTTATATTAATTGATTATCTATTTTAAATTTTATCTCATCTAACAATACCTGTGTTGAAGAACTAAAGGATGAAGGTCCTTTTAAAACTACTATTCCTCTATTATCTATTGCTGTAGCGTACCTTTTAGGTGCTATTTTAGAAGAATCTGCATCCTGTTGGATAGCTAGTGTGTAGGTTTTTCCTGTGGTTGGGTTTGTATGTATATAGTTAGGGTCGATATTTCCTTGTGCATCTTTTGGAGTTCCTTCAGATCCTGTATTTTCTTTTGGCTGTGCTTCACTTACTATTTTAGATAAGTCTGGTGATTGTTTACTGCATTCTTGAATTAATGCATCTAACGACTGTAATCTGCTTTTTAAATTTGCTAGAGTACTTGATGCGTTATTTACTACCCCTTCTACTCCTGCTTTATCACCTTCTAATGCATCGACTAACTTAGTAAACTTCTCTAATGTGTCACTATATTTTATAATAATATTTATAGGTATTCCTACTCCTCCAGATAGGGGAGGTATAATTGCTGTAGGTATAGGTAAACTCTTAATTACAGTTATTGCTGCTCGTAGAGATACTATTATTCCATCAAAAGGTGCAACTATTCCTTTAAATACAGTAATTCTACTTTCAAAAGAATCTATAACACTAATTAAATTGTTTCTTTCTTTTATTATTTTTTGCAACTCAGTTGATGTAGGGCATTGACTTGAAAATTTAGAAACCATACCAAATACTCTTGATTGTACTTGTGCAGTCACTTTCCCTTGAACGGATCCTACCTGTCTTGCAACTATGCCTGATATTTGAGGAAGTAGTGCCATTATTCAGTAAATACTTTTTTAGATTGAAATAACTTATACTGTGTTTTTAGAGATTGAATTGTTGCTTTTAAACTCGGTCCTGCTGCATTAAGTGATGGCACTGGCCCTCCTAATACTGATGTTGCAGTAGTCATAGATGTTGCTACGCTATCTAATGTATCTAATAATGCTCCTAGCCAATTTTCTAATTGTTTACCCAATACTGCAGGTTGCTGTGTACCTCCTGTAGACGTTCTTGCTTTTTTTCCTAAGTATATTTTTTTTGCATCAACACAGAAATAATCTGTAGCATCTAAGTTTAAGGTCTTTGCATTTAATCCTACAGATTCTTTTGCAGATAATAAAATACTTTCTTCTTTTGCATTAAAGTATAATCTCCCTCCATTTAATATAACTTGATTCCCTTTATATTGATTAGGGGCTGTAGGTTTTGTGTTATAAGAATCTCTTTTAGTATTTGCTGAGGTTATATTGATTCTATGGTCTGATAAAAAGTATAGTGAGTTTGGATCTTTATCTATATCTTCAACAATATGATCTATTCCATTATCAGTTTTTAGCTGTCCATTACTTATTAAGATAGTAGGTTTAGAGTTATTACTCTCATCCACTAATTTATTTTCAAGTGACATATTTCCACTTAATCTAATAGACTGTCCTTGTCTACCTTCTATTAAAATATCTCCTGGGAAGGGATACATAGGATTTATGTCTGCAAGTTCTTTTACATCCTTACCTAGTATAGTGCTGATATCTGTATTAGGTTCTGGGAGTGCATTGTGGTGATTACTTCCCCATAGGTTAACTACTGTTGAATAATACATGTCCCTAGTACTAACCTTCGATTGTATATCTGAGGTAGGCCCTTGTACGATGAGTACTACTTCGTTAAGTAAAGGGAATTGCTTCATATTAGTATACAAAGGCTGAGCTGGGTGCTCAGTGGCACCTGTACCTTTTTCTGCAGATATATCTCTATATACAATAGTACCTATAGGGAGTATGTTGCCAGCTGCATCTTTTATCTCTGTACTTTCATCTAAAGCTATCTTAATAACTCTACCGAAAACTAAAGATCCTTGCCCAGAACCTCCTCTACCGGTAGATTGTACAAGACCTCCTACTTGATTGCCTAGAAAATAATTACCTCCAGCCATTACTCTTCGTCTTTTTTATCTAACTGCTTCCCTAGCTCTTCACTCTGTTCCATTAACTTTGCAAGTTCTTCAGGGTTAAAAAAGTCTGCTTCAGACCCCTTTGCTCCTCCTTCAAGTCTTTGAACAAGTGCTACCATTTTAATAAGATGTTCGTCATTTTTTACTCCAACTTCTAAGTACTCTTTTATCATAGGTACAACCAAAGTTGCATCACCTATGTTCTCAACAAGAGGTTTTAACTCTCCGATAAGAGCATTGATTTGCTTTTCTTTATTCTTATAATTATCGTAAATTTCTTTTAGAACATCAGAAACAGTCTTTTTTCCAAATATTGTTGTCTCTAATCCCATAGTCTATTTATTATATAAATATCTGAAGATATACTATTGAATAGTAAATCCTGCTTCTTGGTAGGATTTGTATACTTTATAAAATTCTTCTTTAAGTTTTGAGATTACCTTAGTAAGTGTAGGGGTTTCGCAATCTGTCATTTCTCTAATATAAATGTACAGAGCTTTTTTTCTAAATATTTCTAAATCGTGCCTAGTTCTAAAAAGAGTAAGTATAGCATCTGCTACTTTCTGATCCTGCTCTTTAACAAAAAGTTGATCTATATTATCATAACTGTTCTCTACAAAGATATTTACTACTGTTGCTAATGTAATTCTTCTTTCTGAATCTACTAATCCTTCTACTTCGTAAGAATCTTCCATTTCTTCAAAAGATCCTACCTGTTTTAGCTTCTTGTAATTACGGTTATTGTAATTAATAAGCCACCTTTTTACAATAGTTTGAAAGTAAGAAAATGCTTTAGCACCATTAGTAGAATCAAATCTATGTATCTTATCTTCTACCAACATACTTACTACATCTAATTTCAAATCTTCTATACTATCTACATCTAAGTAGTAGAATTTAAAAGTATGTATAATATTCTCTGCTAATTTATAAAAAGGGAAATATATCTCTTCCTTAAAAACCTTATCCTTAAAAACAGGATAAGAGGATGCGTTATATCTTACGATTGCATCCTCTGTTTCTTGTGTAAAATAGTAATTATCTTTATTTTGCGGCTTTGCCATAGTCTTCTGGGAGACGGTATTCATTTATTGTTTCTTGTATTTCTTTCATAAAATTAAAGAAGACTCCAACTTCATCATCTGACCTAAATGCACCTTTCTCATCTAATTGTTCAACATAAATTTTTGATTCATTAATAAGATACGCAACATTTCTTAAATAACCTACTTGGTATTATATAATATCCTCTTGCTTTATTACTTTACGGTTTAGGTTGTAAATAATATACCCTAAAACTAAGATAACTATAACTAATACTGATAATAAAATCTCCATTTCTTAAATATTTTTTACTAAATTCATTAATCCTTCTGAAGCATTAACTGTCTTACCAGTACTTGCTTTAGTCTTCTCTGCCTTATTCTCAGTAGTACCTCCTTGACTTTTCCAAGTATCGTATTCTATTTTAGAAGCTAAGAAATCTGCATTATGGAGAATATATACTAAATTAGTTTTAAATTTAGCATCAGGACTAAAAGACATGTAATAAGGTTTATTTACATCATCATATAATCCATCATGTAATTTAATAGCTAAATACTCTCTCTCTGTTAATGGTATTCCACATTGTTGAAGAGTAAAAAGAGAGCGGTCTTGAATAAGCATGAAAGTTAAGTCCTTATTAGGGGTATACATTTCATTTAATTTATCCTGTCTCCATTTATCTGTCTGTTGTATATAGTTAGGTTTTCCTTTAGAACCTATTTTACCTAAATCATGATTAAGAGCAGCGAATACTAACTCTTCATCGGTAAAATCTATAGAAGTACCCATTTCCTGCCAAAGAGCTTTAGTCTTTAAAGCACAATGAACAACACGATTAACATGGTCGATATATCCTCCCGGGAAAGCATTATGGTAAAAAGTTTTACCGGAGGCAGGAGCCACGATCATTTCATCGGACAGGTCAAGGTAAAGAGCTTTTAACTTCTCTTTACGATCTCCTGTTATAAAAGTATCTACAATTTTAAGATGCTTTTCCCAATTCTTCTCTATTTGTTCTGCCGAAAGATTCATTAGTCTTGATGCTCTGTATTTAGTAGAGTTCTCATATCCCCTATCTTCTCTAATAACTCTTCCACTTTTACATACGCTTCCGCTTGTTCATTACGGTGAATATGATATCCTATTTTCTTTACTTCGGATTCAAATCTTTCTAATTTCTGTTCAAATAAGGTTTTGTTTCTCATTTTTTTATTTTTTATTTATTAATACTTCTTTATACTTTATAAATCCATATAGGGGTAAGTTATGAACTTTTTTTTTGGGAAACAACTCTTATGGTTCAAATGATATTTTTAACTCTTTTGTAATAGTTTCTTTATTTTCCCCTAAAGCTACCTCTATGTAAATTGTTGCTGTCATACCTTCAAAGTCATCAAAGAATACCATAGATTGCTGAGGATGGTATGTATATTTACTGTATTTAGCAAAATAAGTACGGTATGCTGGGTGATTTACATTAACGTTAGGGTTATGTTGAATTTCATATCCTGCTAAATTCTCTATAGTAACTTGTTGTACTAGTTGAGGGAATGTATAAGAAGCAGTTCCGTAAGGAATAGGTGTATTCATTTGACTACTATTCCAAAGACCTAGGTACGAGTAAGTAGGGTAAGTCCATATAACATTTCCTAAAGTATAGAAGAAATTAGAGTCAAAACCTGTAGAAACTAAAGGAACTCCATTTATAACGTAGTGTGGATCCAGCTCATTTATATTACCTTTTACTGTAAAGTAATCTAAATTAGCATGCTTTATATGCCAAACACCTTGAGCATCTTGGTAAGTTCCAGGGTGACCTAAAGTATCTATCCAGAATTCAGCCCCGCAATTACCATTTAAACAAACATTAGGTTCTAATTCAGGTGTTGAACAACTAAATACAAATAACGATACTACTAATAAAAATAAAATTCTTAACTGTTTCATAATATATCTTTTTAATTATACCTAAATATACGAAGAAAAAAGGGAGGGGGCAACTATTTTTTAAATTATTTTCGAAGAATCGCCGCGCAAGAATTTTTATATATCCTTCCCAAATACCTGTTAAGTTCGCAATATTTTTATATATTTTAATAAGTAATAGGATTTCCTACAGAAAACACTGCTCCTATCTCTCGGACCTTATCAAAAGCCGTTAAAGGATCAAGGGTGAAGAACTCTCTAGAATTGCCATGATCGGAATCTACCCTCTCGGAGGCAAAGAAATTATGAACGGCCTGTTCTACATAAAAAGCAGTACCCTTCTCCACCGGAAGAGCAAATTTTGGAACCCACTCCTCAACTGTCGCAGTAGCGTTAATTGACGTAACTCTCCTATGAACATCGTGAATGGTCATTCCTATCTTCACAAGTGAAGGATAACCGGGATTAACCAAGATATAGATATACTCGATATTATCCTTATTCTTATCCAATACCTTCTTATTCTCTATACCGTGAAGATATCTCCAGGAATATGTATTGGTATCTTCATTTATAATACCTTCCGATACCTCTATGAGATATCTAGCCGAAAGGAAGTTAAGGAGTTTATCTGGGGATATATGTCTATGTTTGGTTTGTAGTCGAATGAAGTTCTCCTTCCATTGTTTTCCATCATCCCCGAAAGGGGAGATAGATTCCGAGGAAGCATCGACAATGTTTATCTCTCCGGACTCTACTAAAACTCGGGCCTTTTCTAAAGTTATTTTATCTTTAAACATACACTACTCTTTTTGTCCGAAAATAAATGCTAAAAAGAAAAATACAAGAATAATAGGCCATAACATGGTACAACCCCAAATCTCAAGTAAAGTAAAACGCGAACTTGACTTTGTGTAGTGAATGGCAATATCCATTAAAGCCGCTACAAGTACTCCTATTACTAAATAATTTACCGAAAAAATTGTGTTTAAAATAATCTCTAACATAACTCTTATTTTTAATTGATTTCTATACCTAAATATAAGAATAAAGATCGTATGTAGCAACTATTTTATGAAAAAAAGTTCATAAAATTTATAAATAATTGCACATTTCTCATACATTTCGATTTCTTCATAGAGATTAAGCATTTCTTCCAAAGCGTATTTAATAGCCTGGGGTCCGAATTCATCTTTTAATTCCTCTACCGTATCTGATTGTATATCTTTAACCCTCTCAAGGTAATTTACAAGGCCGTTAAAGTACTTTATCTTTATAGAATCTCTTATGGAGTCATACCTCTCTCCGTATCTATTGGCATACATCTTATCTATAATAAAATAATTCTCCACACCTCTCACGGCCATACCAAAGAGTATAAAGGAATTATCAAGTAGATCCTCTATATGGTGTTCTTTAAAAACCTCTTCATCTCTTATGGAGAATATATTGAAAAGGTCATCACTATTGAGCTTTTTCATCTTATATAAATATATACTTAACCTATAATGAAAAATTTTCCGGAAAAAAAACTGGAGGTAGTTGGAAAATTGACCAAAAGGTTCTATATTAAATATAAGAAACAATTCTTCAGTAATACAACAATAGAGGTAGGTTAGGGGTATAGGTGGTAACCGTGCTAGGGTTTAGCAGCTATATAGACCAAACTTTAGAGGGAGGACACCTTAGAGGACTTGGGAGGGATCTTAAGAATCTATAACAACATTTCTCTTAAAGCTATGTAGTATATATAAATATATACCCCCATACCTCAAATTTCATCAGAAATATCCTTCTCTATGTGGCGCAGGATCCCTGAGTGCCTACCCGTTGAGGGAACTAAACTATCAAACTTCTCTCAACTTGACCTCACCGTGACGTCACCTTGACCTACTGCAAAAAAAAAGAGGCCTAAGCCCCCTCTTTAAATTCTACCAAGTCCGAAAACTTATACCTTATTACTACTTTCTTTTTCATTACGTAGGTGAATCCTTCAAACCCTGTCCTAGTAACCTTAGGTACATTACATTCATATTCACTCATTACTATTCTTTCATCTAGAGAAGATCTAGTTTGTCTCATCATACATCCAGCACTCTCGTTGTAAGAATAAGTACTTGCTCCTTTGTAAGTTGGTCCTCCTACTGTAAAAATTGTTCCGTTTAAGAATTGTTCTTTTGTCATAATGTTTATCTTTTTAATTATTGATACCTAAATATAAGAACTATTATTTAATTAAGCA